CTTTGATATTTCCCCGGAGGGAAAATTGATATTTGGGCTTTAAGATGAAATTGCCGAGGCCACGGGGAGTAGACCGCAGCTTCGGCAGTTTTTGCAAGGGCTTATGGGAGAAACGCCTCCTATGAAATTCGGGTTCATGATGTTCAACCTCCATTGACATTTTTCTTCTCCTTTCAGATGCCATGCCAAGCCACGCCCATGAGCCCTTGCAAAAGCGAAATAAAACCATAAGAAAAGAGGAAAAGTTATGAAGCCGAAAAGAAGCGCTCCGGGAGAGACGGCTGCGGCTTCGGCCCGGCCTGCCTCCAGCCCGGAAGCACAGGAACAGTACATGATAAATCTGGCCATGACTCTGGTGGAAAGACGGCTTCGGGAAGGAACGGCCTCTAGTGCAGAGACCACTCATTTTCTGAAGCTGGCCACCATGAAGTCAGACCTTGAGAAGAAGAAGCTGGAGGAAGAGAACAAGCTTCTGCGGGCAAAGACCGAGACGCTTGAGGCTGCCAAGGACTCCAAGGAGATGTACGACAAGGTGCTGAAAGCTATGGCAAAATACAACGGCGTTGGAGAGGATGACGAGTATGACTTTAATTGAATTGGCGTTTGCTATGTGCTGGCTTGTAGTAATCGTTTTTGCCTCGATGTTCTTTGCACAGTGGGTAGAGAAACACACGCAGAGTTATGCAATGGAACTCTTTGCGCAGTTCGGGATTCCTGCGCTGTTATGGTGTGGAATGCTGCTTTTGTATGCGGCATTGCAGCAGAAGGGTCTGCTGAGGTGAGTAGAATGACTACGATCGCGGTAAACGTACGACTCTTTTTGGCAATACTGTGTTCTTTGGCTCTTATCTGTACGTTTTTGCTGATCGCGACAGACACAACGGATGAGAAGCGTGATTTCGTGCACTATGTAATGTATATTCTTGTGTTTTTACTTGAGATCGGAATGGAAGTGACGATCATGCTCTTTGTTGGGGGGAGTATGAAAAGCTATACGGAATTATGCACTCTGCCGACCTACGAGGAGCGGCTGGAGTATTTACAGCTGCATGGGGAAGTTGGGAGAGACACCTTTGGGTTTGACCGATGGCTGAACCAGGATTTTTACCAATCGAGAGAGTGGCGGCAGTTCCGGGACAGGATCATTGCGAGAGACATGGGGTGCGATCTGGGGTGCCTGGACCATCCCATTACGGATTGGGTGCTGCGGGATGGCAGGCCGGTGAGACCACGTATCAGCATCCACCACCTGAACCCTATTACGAAGGAGGATGTGCTCGGGCACAGCGAAAAGCTGCTGGACCCGGAAAATGCCATCTGCGTTTCGTCCGCGACACACAAGGCTATCCATTACGGCACCGGGAACGGGCCGAAGATACCGGATGGCAATAGAACAGCAGGGGATACCTGCCCTTGGAGGAAATAGTATGAACTGGACGACGGCTTGGCTTACCATGAAGCAGGGTCACAAAGTGAAACGGCGGGGCTGGAAGGACGCCTACTGGCATATTTCCGGCACGGAGCTTCTGATCCACAAGGAAAACGGCCAAGAGATCAACTTCCGCAAGGTCACAGATATTGGTATGATGCTGAACGTGACCTGCTGCGACGACTGGGAACAGGTTATGGAGGCATAAGATGTATCCGAGAAAAGAGTTTGATAAACGGGAAAAGGAATACGGCGTCCTTCTGCGGCGGAAGCTGGAAGAAGCAGAGGCAATGCTCCTGAAACTGAACCCGAGCCGGGAAAGAAGCCTCGCACTGACGAAGCTGGACGAGACATTGCTATGGGCGAACGTAGCGATCGCGGCTGCTGGCATCAGCACGGACCGAGAGGGCAGCGCAGCATCGGAAGCGGCCGAACAGTCGTGGGCGATGATGTCTGCCCCGGTCATGAAAAAAGAGGTGCGTGCAGTAAGTCCCGGCAGAACTTTCCTAAACAACAAGAAATTACAGGAAGCAGTAGATGATGCTTTGCTGAATGCTAAAGCAAACGGTGCTCTGAAAGAAGCGCAAGTAAGAGCAGCCCGCATTGCAGAACCGGCTGAGCATGAATTTTTTAGGATGGAAAAAGTGGCATCTGAACCGAATTTCGGGCAGGTGGCAGACGCTATCCGATACGGGTTCGAAGCAAATGCTCCGAAGCGAGAAGATACCGACCTGCGCTATGACATCCAAGCCGCTGTCAGTAAGGCGATCCGAGCGAGGATCGATCAGTCTGTCGCTGAGTTTGCGGTGGAGCAGGAGAAGAAAGAGGTATCAAAATGAATTCGATCCTGACAAGCGTGAAAAAGCTGCTGGGCATCGCCGAGGAGTGCGAGGACTTTGATGCAGACATCGTGATGTATCTGAACAGCGTATTCATGGTGCTGACCCAGATGGGGGTAGGGCCGAAAGAAGGCTTTGCCATTACTGGAAAAGAGGAGCTTTGGAGCCAGTTTATTGCCGACCCGGTGAAGGCGGCAGCCGTGAAAGCATATGCCGCCATGAAGGTGCGGCTGATGGGCTTTGATGTGCCTCAAAGCAGCTCTACCCTGGACGCACTGAAAAATGCCGCTGCTGAGATGGAGTGGCGGCTCAACTGCGAGTTTGACATGCCGAAGGAAGGCAGCTCCTGAACGCCCTGCAGGCATCGGCGCAGACTCCGGCGGTGAAACGGAACGTGCGGACGCAGCATACGAGGGAGATGCGGGGGTGAAACGATATGCATGATATACAGGAAGCATTGCGTCTATGGGCGGCTGGAACGGTGAACTGGAACATGACGGACGCTTACAGCCTCTGCCGGACCTGTGCACGGTTCCATACGGCTGACTGCCCGAATGCAAAAGACTGCTTTGACACGCCGAAGAGGCCGTATTACAAGGCAAGAAACTGTAACAGCTCTACCTTATTATAATAGGAGATTAGAAATATGGCACTCTCGAACACGGCCACGCCCATTTATTACGGCCGCTTTCGGGAGGCCGTGATGCGGGGCGAGATACCGGTATGCCGTGAAATTTCAATGGAAATGAACCGGATCGACGACCTGATCGCCAACCCTGGCATCTACTACGACGACAAGGCAGTCAACGGCTTTATCGCCTTTTGCGAGGATGAGCTGACCCTGACCGACGGCAGCGACGTGAAGATGCTGGACAGCTTCAAGCTGTGGGCGGAGGAGATTTTCGGGTGGTACTACTTCGTGGAGCGGAGCGTCTTTGTGCCGGATGCACACGGCGGAGGCCACTATGAGACCCGGCGAATCAAGAAACGGCTCATTACGAAGCAGTATCTCATCATCACCCGCGCGGCTGCAAAGACCATGTATCTGGAATTTTTGCAGGCATATTTCATGACCGCCTATACCACGACGACTCAGCAGCTGACGACCGCCCCGACCATGAAGCAGGCGGAGGAGGTTTTGGCACCATTCCGAACGGCGCTGGCGAGGGCAAAGGGGCCTGTCCTGCAGTTCATGACTATGGGGAGCCTCCAGAACACCACCGGCGCAAAGGCCGACAGGGTGAAGATGGCTTCTACCAAGAAGGGCATCGAGAACTTCGTGACCGGGTCGCTGCTGGAGATACGCCCCATGACCATCGAGAAGCTGCAGGGACGGCGAGATACTGTGGCGACGGTGGACGAGTGGCTCTCCTGTGACATCCGGGAGGACCCCATCAGCGCCATCGAGCAGGGTGCCTCCAAGAATGAGAACTATCTCATCGTGGCGGCAAGCTCGGAGGGTACGGTACGAAATGGATGCGGTGACGACATCAAAATGGAATTGATGCAGATCCTGAAGGGAGAATACATCAATCCCCACGTCTCCATCTGGTACTACAAGCTGGATTCCATTGACGAAGTCGGCAAGCCGGAGATGTGGCTGAAGGCGAATCCGAATCTCGGGAAGACCGTGACCTACGAGACCTACCAGCTGGATGTTGAACGCGCGGAGAAATCACCCAGCGCCCGGAATGATATTCTGGCCAAGCGCTTCAACCTGCCCATGGAGGGGCATACCTATTTCTTCTCGTATGAGGAAACGCTGTGTCACCGGCACCGTGATTTCTGGCAGATGCCCTGCGCCATGGGAGCTGACCTGAGCCGGGGCGACGACTTCTGCGCCTTTACGTTCCTATTTCCGCTTTCCAACGGATATTTCGGGGTGAAGACGCGGGACTACATTACCAGCTGCACCCTAAGCCAACTGCCCGTCTCCCGGCGGCAACAGTACGAGGAGTTCATGCAGGAGGGGACGCTGTTCGTCTTTGACGGAACCATCCTCGACATGATGCAGGTATACGACGACCTTGACGCCTTTATCCAGCAGAACGAATACGACATCCGGGCCTTCGGGTACGACCCGTACAACGCCAAAGATTTCGTGGAGCGGTGGGCGACCGAGAATGGCAACTTCGGCATCACCAAGGTCATCCAGGGCGCGCGGACGGAAAGCGTACCGCTGGGCGACTTAAAGAAGCTGAGCGAGCAGCGGAAGCTCATCTTCGACGAAAAGCTGATGCAGTTTGCCATGGGGAACTGCGTGGCACTGGTAGACACGAACGGAAACCGGAAGCTCTACAAGCAGAGGCAGGACCAGAAGATCGACGCCGTGGCCGCCATGATGGACGCCTATGTGGCGTGGAAGGAGAACCGGGATGCGTTTGAGTGATCAATCATCACCGCTGTCCCAATCATAATTTCTTGCGTGACATCTGCGGCAAGTCCAGTAACCATATTCATTATCGTCATCTTCCCATGGCATGGTATAGAAAGCGTCATCAAGAGACGCACCGCACGTTCGACAGCAACCATTGAGGGAATAATCGTCTTCCTCGTCGCATTCATAGTCATCACAGTTGTCTCCTCCCGTTGAGGCTGAAACACTCGGCTCTTCTGGAGTAGACGAAGCGGTAGAGTCTATAGCCACGGTGTTTTCATCTGGCCGATGGAGTAGATAAGCTGCTCCGGCAACAACTACAATAGCACTTACGACTTTTGCCATTTTTATGATTTTAGGATGTTTTACCGAAAAATCGTTGTATTTCATCTTGATTTTTCCAAAAAATCCAACTTCGGCATAATCATATTCAACGCCAAATGACTCACTGCATTTTTTACAGGTGACACTGACGGGCATGGTTTTAGGAATACTGATGAGCGAACCACAATTAGGACAAATAACAGTTTCCATAGACAACTTCTCCTTGTCAAAATGCTAGTTTAGAAGAGTATAGCACAGGAGATAAATGTTGTAAATCGTAGAAAAGGGGTGATAAGATGCAGGTTTACAAAGATGAACTCTATCATTGGGGTGTCAAAGGGATGAAGTGGGGCGTGCGGCGTTATCAGAACAAGGACGGAACTTTAACGGCCGAAGGGAAAAAGCGGTATATTCAGGACCACGATGATTACACGCGTGTTCATACCAAAAAGAGTGTCAGAGAGATGAGTGACAGCGAACTTAACTCCCGTATCAATCGACTGCAAAAAGAACAACAGTACGAACGCCTCACGGCTAGTCCTGGCAAGATCCAGAAAGCCGTTAAAATTGCGGCAGCTGCCGCAACAGCATTTGGGACGATAACAAATCTCTATAACAATGGCTCTGCCGTTATGAAACTCGGTAAGAATATTGTTAGTTCTGACAACTTCAAAAATGCCGTTGTGAGCGGCGCATTATACACTACGATGAAGGTGCATGGGGCGTAAGGTTTCTGAACTTCAAAGTCGTGCGCAACTTGAATATACAAGATATAAAGTTAATCAGATGTTTAAGTGAGCATTGACGCACCGATTTATCTGCTGACGCTTTTTGGAAGGAAAAATAAAATGGCGCAAACTTTTGGCTCCCGCCTGAAGAGGGCGTGGAACGCTTTTACGAACCGGGACCCTCCCGGGAAGATCTATTACGGCGGATACAGTTACCGCCCCGACCGGGTGCGGATGACCCGGACAAGCGACCGCACCATCATTTCGGCCATCTATACCCGAATCGCCATGGATGCTGCGGCCATTACCATCAATCACGTAAGGCTCGACGAAAACGGACGCTACAGCGAAACCATTTCGTCGGGCCTTAATTCTTGTCTGAACCTTTCAGCCAACATCGACCAGACCGGACGGGGGATGCGGTTCGATATGTTCCTGTCCATGCTGGACGAGGGCGTCATCGCCGTGGTGCCGGTGGACGTGGAGCTGAATGAAGCGACCGGCGAAATGGACATCCAGTCCATGCGGGTGGGCAAGGTGAAGGAGTGGTACCCTGCCAACGTGCGGGTAGAGCTCTACAACGAGAAGACCGGACAGAAGGAAGAGGTGACTCTGCCGAAGGACCGGGTGGCCCTGATCGAGAACCCCTTCTATGCCGTGATGAACGAGCCCAACGGCACCATCCAGCAGCTGACCCGGAAGCTTCACCTCATGGACGTCATCGACGAGCAGGTGGGAGCCGGGAAGCTCGATCTCATCATCCAGCTGCCCTACGTCGTGAAGAGCGAGGCCCGCAAGAAGCAGGCCTTGGAGCGGCGGCAGGAGATCGAAGACCAGCTGGCAGGCTCGAAGTACGGTGTGGCTTACACGGACGGAACGGAGCACATCACCCAGCTGAACCGCAGTCTGGAAAACAATGTTCTGAAGAGTGTGGAATACCTGACCAACATGGCATACAGCCAGTTGGGTATCACACCGGAGATCATGAACGGCACTGCGGACGACAAGGTGATGACCAACTACGAGAACCGGACAATCGAGCCCATCGTAGCGGCCGCTGTGGATGAGTTCAAACGAAAGTTCCTGACAAAAGAGCAGCGAGATGAAAAGAGTGAGAGCGTGCTGTTCTTCCGCGACCCGTTCAAGCTGACGCCGGTGTCGGCTGTGGCAGAGATCGCAGACAAGTTTACCCGCAACGAGATCATGACCTCGAACGAGATGCGGCAGGCCATCGGCATGAAGCCCTCGAAGGACCCGAAGGCGGATGAGCTGCGGAATGCTAACATCAGCCAGTCCAGCGAAGAGGTCTCGGAAAAGGAGCGGATACTGACGAGAGGCAGAGATGCTTTGGACAAAGCGCTGCCGGAGTAAGGAACATGAAAACTTTGGAAAGGAGATGCTGAATTTCAAAATGGCTATCGATTACGATTGCAGCGGATGGGCCACGAAGGCCAGCACCCGCTGTTACGACGGACTGACCATCGCGCCGGATGCCTTTAAGGAGTGCGACGGCAAGACCGTGCCGATGGTGTACAACCACGACCACTCGAGCGTGGACAATGTCATCGGCCACTGTCTGCTGAAAAACCGGCCCCAGGGCGTATACTGCTACGCCAAGTTCAACGACACGGATACCGGCCGGACGGCCAAGGCCTGCGTGGAGAACGGCGACCTGAACGCCTTTTCCATCTATGCCAACGGTCTGCAGAAGGTGGGGAAGACCGTGAAACACGGCTTTATCCGGGAAGTGAGCCTCGTACTGGCAGGCTGCAACCCTGGTGCGCTCATTGACGAGGTGGTGAAGCACAGCGCCGATGAAGATTACGATGAGGGCGAGGCCTTTATCTACAACGACGAGGGCCTGAGCCTGACCCACGGCATGGATCCCGATGGCAACCCGCTGGAAGACCTTACACACAGTGCGGACAGCGGAAATGCCGTGACCGACGATAAAGCAACACAGGAGGAAGCCAAAATGGCGGACGAAAAGAACATGAGCAAAGAAGAGACCGTTGCGGATGTGTTCAACACCCTGACGGAGAAGCAGAAAAAAGTAGTATACGCAATCATTGGTTCTGCTATGGCCAGTGAAAAGGACGATGACGGTAAGGAGGATACGACCGTGAAGCAGAATGTGTTTGACCATGATACCACCGAGACCGTGCTGAAGCACAGCATCGGCGACATCAACGCTGTTATCAAGGGTGCCAAGAGCAGCGGCACCATGAAGGCGGCTTTCGAGAACTCGGACATCACCGGCGAGGAGCTGGCCTATCTGAGCCACAGCATCGACAATGTGGAGTGGCTGTTCCCCGAGGATCACCTGCTGGATACCACGCCCCGCATCATCGACAAGCCCGACGACTGGGTGAGCGTGGTCATGGGCGCTGTGCACCACGTCCCCTTCAGCCGGATCAAGAGCATGTTCGCTGACCTGACTGAGGAAGATGCCCGCGCCAAGGGTTACTTCAAGGGCAACTTCAAGAAGGAAGAGGTCTTTGGCCTGCTGCGCCGCTCCACCAGCCCCACCACCGTGTACAAGAAGCAGAAGCTGGACCGCGACGACGTCATCGACATTACCAGCTTCGACGTTGTGGCATGGCTGAGGAAGGAGATGCGCCTGAAGCTGGACCGTGAGCTGACTCTGGCTTACCTGCTGGGCGACGGCCGTTTGGCTGCTTCTGAGGATAAGATCGATGAGAACTGCATCCGTCCTGTGTTCAACGACAGCGACCTGTTTACCATCAAGGTCCAGTGCAAGACCACCGGCCTGACCACCGTGGAGGACAAGTACAAGGCCCTGATCAAGCAGATCCTGCGCAGCCGCAAGGAGTACCGCGGCTCCGGCACCCCCACCCTGTTCACCACCGAGGACGCCCTGACCGAGATGCTCCTGCTGGAGGACGGCATCGGCCACACTCTGTATGCCGACGAGGCTGCTCTGGCCCGCAAGCTGCGTGTAAAGAATATTGTGACCATCCCCGAGATGGAGGGCCGCAAGGGTGCCAAGGGCGGTGACCTGGTCTGCCTGATCGTGAACCTGGCCGACTACACTGTGGGCGCAGACAAGGGCGGCGCTGTCTCCATGTTCGACGACTTCGACATCGACTTCAACGCACAGAAGTACCTCATCGAGACCCGCTGCTCCGGCGCTCTGACCACGCCCTTCAGCGCCATGGCCGTGGAGTGGGCTGCTTAAAGAGAAAGGATAGAACTATGCTGAAACCCTATTACGAGACCGGTTATGACCTGCATGTGGCTAACTACGTTGCCTACCTGCACACCGACAAGAAGCTGTACGAGGACGAGGCACACAAGACCCAGGCGAAGAAGGATGACGTGGAGAAGGCCTTTAAGCTGGGCCGCCTGATGATCGTGGACGGCGCCAAGACCTACCTGCCTATCGCTCTGCTGGCTGCCGGTGTGGTGGTGTATGACGGCACTACCGCTACGACCTGCACCGTGGCAGAGGAGTAATAAGCAGGTCATCGAGTTAGCGATAACAAACTAACCTTCCGGACAAAATTCAAAATGGTGACGAACTGAGCGCCGCCAGTGGCGGAAACAGCGAAGTGAGGAACTGGCCGGGGTCAGCGAGACGCGAGCGACAGTGAAGCGGCTGCTGGGCACCCCAACTCGGGTTCCTTAGGGAGGATCTACTATGAAATGGAGCGGGAAGATCGGGTTTGCGCAGGATACGGAAGAATCAGCGCCAAGCGTATTCGTAGAACGGATCGTAGAGCGGAGCTATTATGGCGACGTGCTGGAGTTTGGGCGGCTGATGCAGGGGAGCGACAAGATCAATGAGGACGTTACAGTAGGAAACCAACTGAGCGTTGTAGCCGACCCATTTGCACAAAACAACCTTTACGCCATGCGATATGCCACATTTTGCGGGCAGCACTGGAAGATCACGAACGTGAAAGTGCAGTACCCAAGACTGGTGCTGACCTTAGGAGGTATCTGGAATGGAACCACGCCTGAAGCTTGACGCTTTGCTGCGGAAGGTACTGCGGGAGGCGACCGGGAAAGAGAACCTCTACTTTCAGCCGCCTGCCGGATACAAGCTGAAATACCCCTGCATCGTGTACAGCGAAAGCCGTATCCGGAACGAGCACGCCAATGACGGAGTTTATATCCAGCATCCCCATTATACGGTGACGGTGATGGATAACGACCCCGACTCGAAACTGAAAGCGGCCGTAAGCGTATTGCCGAAATGCGCCTACGACCGCTGTTTTGTTTCGGAAAACTTATATCACACTGTGTTTACGACCTATGTTTAAGAAGGAGGAAAGACTATGGGAAGACTGATCTGGGACGCTGTTGGCGAGAAATTTTACGAAATGGGCACCAAGTGCGGCGTTCTGTACCCCATGACCACTGAGGGCACCTACGAGAAGGGTGCTGCCTGGAATGGCCTGACTGCTGTGACCGAGAGCCCCTCTGGTGCGGAGGAGACCAAGCTGTATGCTGACGACATCAAGTATGCCAGCCTGCGCAGCGCCGAGGATTACGGCTATGCCATTGAGGCCTACACCTACCCTGATGAGTGGGCTGCCTGTGATGGCTCTGCCAGTGTGGCTACCGGCGTGACCATTGGCCAGCAGAAGCGCAAGGCCTTTGGCTTTAGCTGGGTGACCACCAAGGGCAACGACATCACCGATGAGGCTGGCCAGAAGATCCACGTGGTATGGAACAGCACCGCTTCTCCCAGCGAGAAGAGCTACGCCACCATCAACGACAGCCCCGACGCCATCACCTTCAGCTGGGAGTGCAGCGCTTCTCCTGTGAATGTCAAGGGCCATCGCCCCACCTGCCACATGGAGATCGACTGCTCGAAGCTGAAGGAGAAGACCGTGCTGGCTATCCAGAACAAGCTCTGGGGCTCTGACGGTGGTTCCGGTGTTGAGGCTGCCAGCGAGGCCACCCTGCCCAGCCCGGATGAGCTGATCAAGCTGATCACCGACACCGAGGCAGCCGCTGCCTAATAACAGGACAAAGGAGAAGAAAAATGCTTAAGAAGACGATGACCACCGTGGACTTTGGTGGTACCGAGCGTACGGAGGACTACTATTTCAACCTGACCAAGGCCGAGATCATGGAGATGCAGCTTTGCACCGACGGCGGCTTTGTGGAGACGGTGAAGAAGATCGTGGAGGCAAAGAACCAGCTTGAACTGACCCACCTGTTCAAGAAGATCATCTGCGCCAGTTATGGTGTGCTGAGCCCCGACGGCCGGAAGTTCGTGAAGAACCAGCAGGTTCTGGACGACTTTATGGCTACCCAGGCCTACAGCGACCTGTACATCGAGCTGCTGAGCGGCGACGGCAAGGCTGCCGAGGACTTTGTGAACGGCATTCTGCCCAAAGACCTGACCAATGAGGCCGCCAAGCCCCCTGTTTCTCAGCCCGGCCTTGCTGTGCTGAACCCGTAACCTGATGATACCGAACCGTGCTTTGCGTACTGCATAGCACGCTGCCCACACATTTGATGCCAGGAGGAGCAGACGATGCTGACCATCAAAATAGCTGGAACACAGAGCTGGGACCCACAGAAGGCCGAGTTCCAGTACGGTAAGCCCGTTGAGCTGAAGTTAGAGCACAGTCTGCTCTCCCTGGCTAACTGGGAAAGCAAATGGCATATTCCGTTTTTGTCGAACGTCGGAAACCTGACGGCTCAGCAGCAGATGGACTATATCCGCTGCATGACCGTGACGAAGGGGGTTGACCCCGAGGTATACCGGCGGCTGACGAGAGAACAGATGAATGACATTAACATATATATGGACGACCCCATGACCGCTACCTGGTTCCGGGGCGAGCCAAAGCCGAACGAGCCCAGGGACTGGAAGACTGCAAAACAGAAGCCCCGCCACAGGCGAGGAGGCACAGAGACCACTGCGGAGGTGCTGTACTACCAGATGTTCCAGCTTGGGATACCCAAGGAGTGCGAAAAGTGGCATTTGAACCGACTGTTGACGCTGCTGCGGGTGGGCCAGGAAACCAACAACCCGCCCCGGAAAATGAGCAAGGCCGAGGCAATGGCTCAGCAGAGGATGCTGAATGAGCAGCGGAAAGCGAAGCTGCACACGAGGGGGTAAGAAATGCCAAAGGTGATCGTGTGCCGACAGAAAGGCGACTGGAAGAAAACAAAGGGATTTTTGAAGCGGTGCTCGGCGCTGAAGCTGGATGATATTCTGGCTCAGTATGGCCGGGAGGGTGTAGAGGCTTTGGAGATGGCCACCCCAAAAGACACCGGAAAGACCGCCGCAAGCTGGAGCTATGCCGTACACCGGGACGAGAACACCATCACCATTACATGGTCCAACTCCAACATTGTGGATGGAGTGCCCATTGCGGTGATCCTGCAGTACGGACACGGCACCCGGAACGGCGGATATGTAGAGGGAGTGGATTACATAAACCCGGCGATGCGTCCTGTTTTTGAGAGGATCGCAGAGCGGGCATGGGGTGAGGTGAAAACAGAATGAGCCGTGAAGTAGACCAGCGTGTTGTAGAACTGCAGTTCAACAATACGAACTTTGAGAAAAACACAAAAAAGTCCATGGACTCCATTGACAGGATGATGGAGAAACTGCAGTTCAAAGGGGCCGAAAAGGGCTTTGAGAAGCTGGATGCGGCTGCGGAGAAGGTGGACTTTGCCACCATGAACCGCTCGCTGGACACCTTGCAGCAGAAGTTTTCGGCTCTGGATATTATGGCCGCCACGGTATTGGTGAACATTACCAACAAGGCCATGAATGCCGGCGAGAAGCTTGTGAAGAGTTTGTCGCTGGATCAGATCACCGCAGGCTGGAGCAAATATGCTCAGAAAACCGCCAGCGTTCAGACTATCATGAACGCCACCGGCAAAAGCATCGATCAGGTGAACGACTACCTGAACAAGCTGATGTGGTATTCGGACGAGACCAGTTACAGTTTCAGCGAGATGACCAGCGCGCTTTCGCAGATGACGGCGGCGGGCGGCAATATCGATAAGATGATCCCTATGATCATGGGCATTGCAAACGCCACGGCAGATGCGGGTAAGACTGGCTTTGCGTTCCAGAGCACCATCCGGAACCTGACCCAGAGCTACAGCGCAGGACACTTGCAGTTACAGGACTGGAAGAGCCTGAACCTGATGGGTACGGCGACGAAAGCCCTGAAACAGGAGCTTATCGACACTGCGGAGGAGCTGGGGGTCATCAAGAAGGGTGAAGTGACCATCGCCAACTTTGAGTCGAGCTTGCAGAAGAAATGGGCCAACACGGAGGTCATGGAAAGGACCTTCGCAAAGTATGCTTCCATGATGGAGGCGGCCTATGAGCTGACCCAGAAGAACAAAGGTATGACCAGCTCGGAGGCGCTGGAACAGCTGAAAGGGCAGTACGGAGAGCTGGCAGAACGCGCCGCCCTCGCTGCCCAGCAGGCCACCAGCTTCGCGCAGGCCATCGACTCCACAAAAGACGCCGTCAGTTCAAAATGGATGGCCGTCTTCGAGACTCTCTTTGGCAACAAGGAAGAGGCAACCGACACCTGGACGGAGCTGGCGAACCGGCTGTATGACATCTTTGTGCCGTCCATCGACGCCCTGAATGACCGGATGAAAGCGGGTCTCGACACCGGCTGGCAGCAGATGCTCTCAAACGAGCTGGGTGACCAGGGCGACGCCTACACCTATGCACTGGAGCAGGTAGCACTTGCTACTGGCGCTCTGACGGAAAAGCAGATCGAGGAGGCAGGGGGCTTCGGCGCGGCCCTGCAGGAAAATGGCGTGAGCGCCGATACGCTGCGGCAGGCGCTGGACGAAGCCCGCACCAGCACCGAGAAACTGCTGGCCCTGAGCGACAAGGAGCTGGACGCGCAGGGGTACGACAAGGACGCCATCCAGAAGGCCCACGACAAGTTCGTAGAGCTGAACGAGGCTGTTCAAAATGGAACGCTGGATCTCGAGGGATATGCTGAGGCCATCGGAAGGGTATCGGGCCGGGCTCACCTGATACAGGGGCTTTGGAACATCATGGACGCCATCGGGAAGCTGGTGACGCCCATCAAGGAGGCCTTTAACGAGATCTTCCCGCCTGCGGACGGCGACCGCATCTACACCATTGCCGAACGGTTTGACCTGCTGACGAAAAAGCTCATCATCTCGGATGAGACGGCGGCGAACATCAAGAAGACGTTTGAGGGTGTATTTTCAGTCATCCATGTTGGCGTGAACATGCTGAAAACCGTCGTACAGACAGCGGCAAATGTTCTTAGTGCGGCAGTCCCTCTTGGCGATGTCCTGCTTGGAATGACTGCCAGCATCGGAGGATTTGTATCCTCGGTAGATGAAAGCCTTGACCCGCTGGAAGCACTTGGCTCGATGATCACTGGTTTTGTCCAGACCATTGCACCGGTGCTTTATTCTTTTGGAAAAGAGGCTGACGTAGTATTTTCTAATTTTGCAAATGGAGCAAAAGATGCTTTCAACAGCTTCGATCCGGAAAGGATGAAAGACTTTATCACCGGAGGGTTGAGCGTCGGTATTCTGGCCTCTGTGAAGAGCTTCCTCGATGGAATCAAGTCTGTCGGGGAAAGTGCAAAAGGTATTATCGGAGGCATTAAAGATACTATCGATTCACTCGGTGAAGCGATCGATGCATGGAAAGAAGCGAAAAAATCGGAAACACTGATCACGATCGCGAAATCTATCGGTATCATTGCAGCTTCGCTTGCTGTTGTATCAATGATAAAACCGGAACGACTGAGTGCTTCGATGGAGGCAATGACCGGAGTTTTTCTGGGGCTGCTCGGTGTGATGAAAGCACTTGCACTCATTTCTAAAGAAGTAAGCTCTTTGAAACTAATGGCTGTAAGCACGGGAATGATGGCAGTTTCGTCTGCAGTCCTTGTGCTGTCCGGTGCACTGAAAGTCATTTCTACCATTGACAAAAGTAATCTTCTTGCAAGTGTTGCCGCGCTTGGCGGAGTAATGGCCGAGCTTACTGTCGTAGGCGCTATACTCTCCAAAGATGAAGCAAGATTTCTGAAGGGGGCGACCGGACTTATCGCTTTTGCAGGGGCTGTCGGCATTCTCACCACAGCACTCAAAGCACTTAGCGGTCTAAAACTGGAAGAAATGGCGAAAGGGCTTGGAGGTATATCCGGAATCGCAGCAGTTCTTGTTTTAGCAGCAAAGCTTATGAATGGCGTAAAATTCGGCATCGGAAACGGTGCTGCGTTTTTAATGCTGGCGGGCAGCATGAACCTGTTGGTATCGGCCTTCAAGAGCTTTGGCGAGATGAACTGGACTGAGATCGGGAAGGCACTTACAACAGCAGGTGCCAGTATCGGCGTTTTTGTGCTTGCATTGAATCTCGCGAAAGGAACTCTCGGAGCGGCCATGGCGCTGACAACGATGGCCGCAGCTGTGAACCTGCTTGTACCGGCGATAAAAGAACTTGGCTCGCTGAGCCTAACCGAAATGGGCATGGCGCTTCTTGCCGTTGCTGGCGCATTCACCGCCCTTGGTGTTGCTGCAGCGATCCTTGCTCCTCTGACACCGGTCATCGTTGCATTGTCACTATCTATCAGCGCTCTTGCACTGAGCATCGGTGCGCTGCTGGCGCTCAATTCGGCAGCCATGTTTATTGGGAATCTGGCATCCAGTCTTACTCTGCTCCAGAATCTTAATTTCCAGGTCTTTATCGAAGCCTTGAAATCGGCGGCATGGCTGGTTGTTGAATTTATTACAGGAATCATCAAGGGGCTGGCAGAAGTTGCTTCGACGCTGGCAACTTCCATTGCCAAGATCATAGAGGCAGTATGCTCTGCTATAGTTCTTTCTGCACCTGCCATCGGAGAAGCACTTTATGTGGCAGGCACCACGCTGATCGATGTTATCATCAAACTTCTCGATTATATTTGGTTGAAATGTGAGCCTGCTCTCAATGACCTCTGGGACAAGTTTACCGGATTGGTCAAGAAAAAGGCTGAGAATTTCAGTCTGCTCGACCTGCTGGGGCTGAAGTGGGAAAACCCATTTGCGCCTTTCCTCGACGAACTGGAGCATGGCGACAGCTTTATGGCGGGGCTCTACCAGCAGATGACCGGCACGGGCAAGTATGCGACCGAAGGATTTGCTAATGGTGAGACTGACAAAGACGCCCTCGCACAGGTGAAGCAGGCCAGTTCGAATGTTGCGAATACCGCTGTAGAGACCATGAAATATGACCTCGACCAGCATTCTCCATCCAAGGTCATGGCCGAAATTGGCCGGTTCGTAACGCTGGGACTGGCGGAAGGCATCGGCGACCAGAACGCGCTGGCGAAGGCAAAGGCGGCCATGCTGAACGTAGCCACCGGCATCCGTACCGTCTTTACGAACTTCTGGGGCATCCACTCGCCAAGTGACCTCGCCATGAGCGATGCGGAGAACATCCTCGAGGGCGCGGTGCTGGGAATGTGCGACCCGGAAGCACGGCAGAAGCTCTACGACGAAAGCTACAACGCTGCCTCCGAAGTGAAGGGCGGCGTGGGAAAGGCGCTGGACGAGGCGGCCACGCTGGTGCAGGACAAGATGCAGGGCATCTACGCCGCATTCAAAATGGACCCTCTGGGGAGCGGCTCGAATCCCCTGAGAAATGGCGTTGAGACTGCAAGGAAGCAGTTTGAGACGGCCATTCAGGACTCGACGCTTATCCCGGGCAAGAAGAGTATCCAGACGGCGAATACGGATACAACATGGGGCGTGAATGACATTGCTGCGGCCGCTAAGAGCAGGCTTGCAGGCTACTTTGGCGCATTCGGAGACTATTACAAGAAAGCGGTCGACGACATTACGCCGGGCACGACCGACCCGACTACCAAGACGAAGGCTTCCAAGACCGGAAAGAGCCTTGCGGAGACCCTTGCAGAGGAGTACAGCAAGAAGCTGAAGGCCAACAAGTACCTGCAGGATGCGCTGAGCAAGGAGACTGCCCTGTGGGAGCTGCAGAGCGAGCACAGCGTGACCAACGAGGAGCTTCTGGCAAAGCGGACTGAGGTGGTGACCAAGCAGATCGAGCTGCAGGCAGACCGAGTGGCCATTGCACAGCAGCAGTACGATACCCTGCTGGCCCGGGTAGGTGCCGGGAACGACAAGACCAAGGACGCCTACAACACCCTGCTGGATGAGAAGGCCAATCTGGAGAAGCTGAGGCAGAGCCGCCACAGCGACATCTGGGGTGATGTGCTGAGCCGGTATGAGAATGACGCCAAGACCGCCGAGGACGAGTACGACCTGTGGGTATCCATGTACGAGGACACCGCCACGGTAGCAGAGCGCTCGAACCGGCAGATGATGCAGATCAATAAAAAGATCGATGCACAGGCCAAGGTGGTAACGGCTGCCGAGGAGGAATATACCAAGCTCAAGGAAGAGTTTGGGGAGCAGAGCCAGCAGACCCAGGTGGCATACCGGAAGTATCTGGAAGAGCAGAAGGAGCAGCAGGAGCTGATCAACGAGCTTGAGAAGGCCCAGCTTACCCAGTTTGCCAACCAGATCACCCGATACGAGAAGGAAGCCAAGATCGTATCGAACCGACAGAAGATGCTGGAAAAGCTGTACGATGACGGCAGCCTCTCGGAGCGGGAAAGCGCTTACGAACAGGCGGTGGAGAAGTACGGCGAAGGCTCCAAGGAAGCCCGTCGTGCTGCCATGCAGGGAACCATGAGCTCTCTTATGGGTGTTGGCGCTGCCATGCGCAACATGAGCACCTCGCTGAAAAAGCTGACGGAATACCAGAAGACCTATGACTTCTACGTAGCCCAGGGCAAGAAGGACAGCGAGGAGGCTCTGGACGCACTGGCAGAGCTGCAGGACGAGCAGTACAACTTTGTGGGATTTGCGGAGAGTCTGGCCTCGGCGTTTGACATGAGCGAAAACGGCAAGCAGGCCATGATGCAGCTGGGATACACCATCTCGAAGAACTGGAAACCCATCTACAACGGGTTCAACCAGGTATGGAAGAAGGTAAACCCGGCCTTTGCAGAGAACCTGACCAACCTGATCGGCTTGTACTCACGAGAGGGTGCCAGCGAGACCATGGCCGCCACCATGAACGCTGTGGTAAGTGCCATGCGTGGAGACTGGGCCAGTGCGGTGGCCAGCGGGCTTACGGCTGTGCTGGACATCGTAGGCACGGACTTTGGCCGGACTCTGAGCGAGGCCATTGGGAACGCTCTGCGGAGCGCTTTTAGCGGCAACGGCCTGTTTGCCCAGCTTCTCTCGAATCTCTTGGGGGGAATAACCCCGGGAGGCTCCGGCGGCGGAGGATTCTTCTCCAAGGCTTGGGACTTTATCAAGAGACTTCTGGGCCGGAAGAGCACCGGCGTTGCCGGCGGAGGAAGCGGGATCTCAAAATGGCTCAGCGCCGGGAAGAGTGCTCTGGGCCTTGGAAAAGCCGCAAAGGCCGCCACAGACCTGGTGCCGGTACTGAGCAGCGTGGGGACTGCCACCGCCAATGTGGCCTCCGGTGTGACCACCGTTGCCAAGGCTGCGGGAGCCGCCAAGGTTGCTGCCACCGCTGCCGGAGCTGCCACCTCGGGAACTCTGGCCAAGGTGGGCATGGGTGTTGCCAAGGTGGCCGCCAGCCTCGGCCCTCACGGACTGCTGGTGGGTGCCTGTGTTGCAGGTGCGGCCCTGGTAGGCACTGCCGTGGTGAAAAACTGGGACAAGGTGAAGGCCGGTATCGGCAAAGCCTGGGACTGGATCAAGGAGAAGACTTCGGGACTCTGGGACGGCATGAAGCGCATCGGCTCGAACCTCGTGAGCGGCCTCGGAAAAGGCGTGAAAGCAGGTGCAAAGACCTTTGGCAGCTTTATCATCTCGCCATTTGCAGGCATCATCAGCGGTGTGAAGAAGCTGTTTGGCGTCCACTCGCCCTCGACGGTATTTGCCGGGATCGGTGGCTACCTGATGGAAGGTCTGGCGAACGGCATCACGAACACCTCTGATGGCGTGAACCAGAGCCTTGAGGACGTGGCAGATGGCGCTTTGGACATTGCCCAGAGCAGCGCCATGAGACTGCTGGACGTGCTGAACGACGAAAGCGACCCCAGCATCCAGCCGGTGGTAGACCTGACCAATGCAGAGAACGCTCTGGATTGGATGGACTCCCGCCTGGCAGGAGACCGGGCCGTGACCCTGAGCGCAACCCGCTCGGCAAACCTTGCCGGGACGGTGAACCAGAACGCCAATCGTCAAAATGGAAAAGCAGACCCCAACGACCCGGAGGCCCTGTCGGCCAGCGGGAACCGTGATGTGGTGGATGCGATCCAGAGCATGGGCGAGCGGATCGACGGTGTGGCAAGGGCTGTGGCCAACATGAAGGTCGTGATGAACAGCCGGAAGCTGGTAGGCGAGATCAAGACCGACATGAACACCGCCCTTGGTGAGCTGGCGGAGAGAGGACGGTAAGGATGGGTATTGGCAGAGACGTGACCCCGAAAGGGGCAGAGCTGTACACCCGGCTGACCTTCCATATCCCCGCCGAAGCTCCGGTGAAGAGTTTTAGCACCGACGAGCTGATGCTGATCCCGGCAGACCCGCTGACGGTGGCTCCCTTTGAGGAGCAGATCCGCACCCTGGAAGCAGCCCCCTGGCACGGCACCATTGAATATGCCCCGCTGGAGAAGCGGGTATTCAAGAATGCTGAGGGGAGCTGGACATTTTACTATGAACCAGACGGCAAGAGCCACACCTTCTGGGACTGTTACGGAGACATCCACCGGGAAGAATCTGATGGATGGATGGTGACAGACAGCACATGGCTTGCCACTTACCACGCCCTGCTGTACTACCTGCAGGGTCGGAGAGTGCTGGTGGACGTGCCGGACGGAAAAGGAAACATTACGAGCTACCGGGGGCGATGCTGGGTAAGCAGCTATGCCTCCGACGCTGACGGCAGGATCAAGGCTGTGATCAACTATAGCCTTGCACCGCCCGAATGACCGAGAAAGGGGGATCAGATGAAGACGATACCACATGGGATCACCATTGGTGACACACATACCTGGAGGGATCTTTATCTGATCCCTGTTTGTCGGCCGATCGTGCAGCCGCCTACGGAAAAGACCATGACCCTTGAAGTGGAGGGTATGAGCGGCGTGGCTGACCTGAGCCACGGACTGACAGGGTACCCGGTGTTCAGTGACCGGGAAGGAAACTGGCAATTCTACGTAGACACCGACCGGTGGAGAGAGAAAAACAACTTCTGGGGGCCGGTGGGAAACCTGGCGTACCAGGATATTATGGCCCGGCTGAAGGAAAAGATGGCCCGGCCGTTCCAGACGCAGATCGTTCTGGACGACGACCCGCTTTTTTACTGGGTGGGACGCATCTGGGTGAGCGAGGCTCCCAGCCAGCAGTACAACCACACCAAGATCACCCTGCAATACCGGCTGTACCCCTACAAGTACCTGCTGGCAGAGGACGGAGATGACTGGCTGTGGGACCCCTTTTGCTTTGAGACCGACCTGGCCACCGTGAAGATGCACGGCGTGACCCTGCCGGCCGGGACGAGAGAGACGTTTCCACTGGTATTTACGGACAAGCCCAGCGCCGTGTTTGTGACCAGCAGTGGAGCGGCGACCTCGAACATGCAGAATCAAAATGGAGTGGACTACACCCTGCTGAGCCAGGAGTCCATGCCCACGACCCGCTTTGACTACCTGAAGAGCTATAGCTCCGGGGATACCAGCTACGAATGCCGGCTGCAGACCCTTGTGATGCCGCTGGTGACAAAGCAGTACGACATCGCCATTATGGGGCTGAACTTTACTGTGAGTCCTGTAAGTACCGGGACAGCTACGGTATCCATCCGGAAGAAAGGAACCAGCGTACTGATGGCCAGTGCTACGGTGCCCATTACCAGCACAGTGAATGTTCTGTCTCAGCCGCATATCGAGCTGACGGCAGATCTGAGCGCTGAGCTTACCAAGAACACCGCCTACGAGATCGTGGTGGAGGCTACCGGCAAGATATACGCCCCCAACATCCCCAAGGATGCCCTGACAGAGAACGACTACTTCGACTTTGGCACAGGGGCTGCGGCGCTGGCACCGGACTGCGGCGGCTTTGAGCTGTTCTGTGGGTTCGTCCGGTTTTACGCCGGTGAGGGCGCTGTGCTGAAGCCCGACGTGAAGACCAACATTGGCATCGTGGGTACTGCGCTGAACACCAACGGCCGTGTGGTGGTGGTGCAGGCTCAGGAGGACACCACGGTGAGCATCGACTACCGGCCGGCGTACCTGTAGAGCGAAGTAAGGAGAAGAACCTCTCAGGCGCTTCGCGCCAGCTCCCCTAACGAGGGGAGCCTTTGGCAGGACGGTCAAGTTTCGACTGGACAAGGGAGGTTTCGTCTGGGCGTAAACGGCAGTGCGCTGCTACAGAGGGCAGAAAGCGAGAAATTTCAAAATGAGATATAAGGTATATGCCGGTCAGGTATCGGTGAAGTTCACCAACAGCAGCACGGCCCGGTTCAACTGGACGAAAAAGGTGCTGGTGTACGACTCTTACGGCGACTCGGTGGAGGGCGAAGAGACCCAGGGCATCGTGGCAGACCCCAGCGTGGAGCTGGAGAACAAATCGGCAGGAAGCTTTTCGTGCAGGGTGCCGTATCAGGCTGAGACCCGCTTTGGACGGGTGAAGAACCCTTACTACGACGACTTTGTGATGGGCAGCACCTGGATCATGGTGGAGGAGGACAGCGAGTGCATCTTCTTTGGCCGTGTGACGGAGTGCGAGCTGGAGTTCAATCTGGACAAGACGGTGACAGCGGACGGCATCCTGAACGAGCTGGGGCAGATCAACACCCGACTCTCGGCAAGCTCCTACAACAGCTGCTCGGAATCCAGTCTGCTTTCCATCGTAATGAATGCCGACAAGAGCCGGAAGGGGGAGAACCCTGCCAACTGCATGATGCGGGGCAAGGTGACGGTGGTCAACCGTTCGGTGGACACCAGTGACAGCGGTGACCAGTTTGGCAGCCTGTGGAGCATCCTGAGCACCTATCTGCTGGACAAGGACGAGGGATATTTGCGGCTTCGGCTGGCTAATGACCCGGGCACCGAGGACTACTTTTTCTACTACGATTATCTGAAATCTGAGGATGTGCCCAGCACCACACAGAGCATCGAGTACGGCGTGAACATGCTGGACTTCGTGCTGAATGAGAAGTGCAGTTCGGATCTTGTAAACAGCGTAACGGCCCACGGCATCACCACGGTGAAGAAGGGCTGGTGGATCTTTAAGAAGATCAGCTACAACGCCATCTCCAGCACATCGGAGAATGCGTTGTCGATCCAGCGGTACGGCCTGCGCTCCCGGCATATTTATGTGGATGGCAAGGCCTCCAGCTACAGTACCCTGAGTTCTGCCGCCAGTGAGGAGCTGGCCAAGTACAAGCAAGAGGCAGAACCCACCCTGACCGTCCTGGCCTTTGACCGGAAGGACATGGGGGAAAAGGTGGACAAGCTGGGGTATCTGCTGCGGACCCACATCCTGAGCAAGCCCCACAGCTTTGATATGTGGATGGTATGCACCAAGGTGCGCCTTCCTCTGGACGCCCCGGACAACAAGGACTTTACCTTCGGGCTGACCAGCGCCTCGCTTTCCAGGCGGCAGTGGACCGTCGGAAACCTGGCGGCGGTGCTGAAAGACAAGGTCGTGGGCGCTATCAGCTATCTGAACAGCGTAGGGTAAAAATTCAAAATGGACCTTCTGGAGGAGCAAGGTGGTTATCGGATGAATTTTGAAGAGATCATAAAGAAGATGAAGGCCGCTGTAGAAGGCGTGCGGAAGGCCATCTACGGCGTAGAGGTGCGAGAATACATTGCCCAGGGCCTGGAGAATGTGCTGGCGGTAGGGCAAGTAACGGTGGACTCGGCCAAAGCTGCCAAAGAGAGCGAGACCAACGCCAAGGCAAGCGAAGATGCCGCCAAGACCAGCGAGACCAACGCCAAGGGAAGCGAAACGGCAGCGGCTGCCAGCAGGGACGAAGCCGAACTCATCAAGGGGGACGCGGAGAACAGCGCCCATGAGGCGGCAAACAGTCAGGCCGAGGCCAAAAAGAGCGAAGAGGCTGCAAAGAAATACGCCGGCGATGCGGCGGCCATTGCCAACACCGACAAGACCCTCACCATCTCTGGCGCGGCGGCGGACGCTGCGGCTACTGGCGTGCGCATCAAACTGTTGGAGATGGTGCATGGCACAGATGTAAACGGCATCAGCTTTGTTACTGCCTTTGACACGCTTGACGGCGTAGAGCTGACGGGCGTGTGGAACAAGGCGGCGAGCCGCATTGATTTTTAGGGGAAGGAGGATTTGAATGCAAATCAAAGACTTGGCCGTTGGTGACGGCTTTGTATACCTTAATGAAGGCAACAGCAAGGTAAAATTTTACGTGCTGTGCCACAACTATGAGAGCGGCCTGAACGGCAATGGAAGGACGCTGTTTTGCCGGGAGAGTCCGGCGGAGACCGATAAGGGTGTTGGCATCTCATCAAGCTACATAAATAAGTTCACATCTGTCGTACAAAAATGGATTTCCACCACAAAATATAAGTATCAATATATTACCTGGTCAGGAAGCTATTCGGAAGTACTGATAGGTTCTGCAAATTTCTTTTCACTGTCAGCAATAGAGCTTAACATAACTAAAAGGTATGAGATACAGAAGCTTGCGGATGGTTCGGCTCTTTCGGCGGCAGCCAGCACCCGGGTAGGATATATCCGAACAGCCAGCAACACTTCTTTCTGGACAAGAAGTCAAGACCCGACTTGGAGCGACCATCATAAAGAAGATGGCAATAATGTTTATGACTACGATTATTATTATACCGTTTCCGGCGCAAGCGGCTCCAGTATATCGTTCAATAAAGTCGATAGCAGTAAATATAGCTCTGGAAAACTCCCCTGTTTCACCCTGCCGGAGACGTTGTACATCGACAAAGACGGCTTCCCGACTGTGAACCAGCCGCCGGAAGTGACTTCCGCTGTGGGTGAAAGCGGCGTGGCGCTGGGCGAGAAGAACGAGCCGTTTGCACTGCCCTACACCGTGACCGATGGCGACGGAGACCCCATGACTATCACCGAAAAGATGAACGGTGTGGAGATGGCCGTCCGTGAGAATGTGGCTACCGGCACCGAACTCACAGTGCAGTGCCTGAGAGAGAAGGTGCTTTTCCAGCAGATCCTCAACGGAGAAAACGCCCTGACTTTGGAAGTGGACGACGGAAAGACCACGACAGAGTGGACCGCTACCTTTACCAAAAATGTGACCCGTGCCGTCCTCTCGCTGGCCCAGCCCCTGACGGCGGACGATGCCATCACCGTGGCCGCCATGACGCTGGAGGGCAGTTTCCCGGCAGACATGATCCTGACCGTGGAGATGACCAATAACGCCTTAGACGACAGCCCCGTGTGGGAGAACTGCACCGACATCCAGAGCGGCGAGAGCCGGGCCTTTGTACACCACGCCTTTACCAACAAGACCGCCGCCCGGGGCTTTGCATTCAACTACAAGATCACGGCTGCCAGGGGAGCTTCCGGCGTCGGCGGCACTATCACCATGATCGGAGGTGTTATCGGATGAGTCTTTGGAAGATGGATAAGAGCCTGAAAGAGCTCCACAAGAAGCTGGAAGAGGAGCGGATGCTCAGAGAGCTGCCCGGCCTCGTGGCGGGGATCGAGGACGCCATGTGCGAGCAGGACATGGAATCACAGGAGCGGCTGGCGGTTATCGAGGACTCGCTGTGCGAGCTGGACGCCGCTATCAACAACAAGTAAGGAGGTAGCATATGGATAAAATCTGGGCAAACAGGTTGATTGCCTGTACCAAGGAATGGGCAGAGATGCCCACGAGCCGCCGCGCCGGGGTCAAGCGTGAGCTGGCCAAGCGGGTAGTCAACGGCGAGATCGACGCAGAGCGGTATAAGGAGATCACGGGGGAGGACTACAATGGGTAAGCTGCTGGAACTGCTGGAAAAGTTGGTGCGGGCTATCTTTGGCCCGGGGGACAAGCAGGATGCCGAAGAGGCAAAGCCCGCACCGGAGCCTCCCGAACCCCCCGGGGCAGAGGCTGTGACCGGCTGGGAGGGAGACCCGCCCTATCGGTTCGTCGATGTGAGCCGGTGGCAGGGAAAAATCAAAATGGAGGGCTGGCAGGCTATCAAGGGGGCTGGCTACAAGGGTGTCATGCTCCGGGCCTGCGGGAACAGTGCTAGCTACAATCCCAGCAAGGCGTACATCGACCCGACTTTCGAGACCAACTACGCCAACGCCAAGGCGGCCGGGCTGGATATTGGCGTCTACTATTTCACGAAGGCCATGAGCGAGGCAGAGGCTGAGAAGGAGCTGGCGGTACTGCGGAAGGCGCTGCGGGGCAAAGAGCTGACCATGCCGGTGGCGGTGGACATGGAAGACGCCATGCTGACTGTCCACAAGCCAAAAGACCTGACCAACCTCGCGGCCTACCACCTCGAACAGATCGAGAAGATGGGGTTCTACGCCCAGTTCTACACCTACACGAGCTACGCCAACCGCTACCTCGAGATGGAGCGTCTGGCCGGGCGGTGGGATGTGTGGCTGGCAGACTACACGGGCACAACGCCTAAGGTGGACTTCCGTTACAACGCCCACCAGCACACCAGCAGCGGCTCTGTGCCTGGCATCAACGGGCCGGTAGATCTGGACGTCACGACGGTGAATTATCCGAAAATCATCAAGACAAAGGGGCTGACCCGGCTCCGGGAGGCATAATGGAGCTGTATGAGTCGTTGAAAGTCGTCGGTGCAGCGATGATCGGCCTCTTCGGGTTTGTGGCATCGCTGGACAAGATGGTTGATCTCTGGAAAAAGTACAAGGGTCTGGCCGAGGCTCCAGACAAGGCCCAGAACGAGGAGATAAAAAACCTGAAGGATGATGTGGAGCTGCTGAAGGCCAGGATGATGAGCGTGCAGGATGCACTGGGCAGGGATATGCGGCGATTCAATAATCTCGATGACCTTGTCCTGCTGATCCTGGACGGCGTGCAGAACCTGTTAGAAGCACAGCTCTCGGGAAACAACCACGATGGCATGGAAGCGTGCCATCAGAACATTCTTAAGTACCTCATGAAAGGAGCGACCAAACATGGAGACAGCAGTGAGTAAACTTCTGAGCATCCTGCCCACCCCGGTGGCGGCAGTGCTGATGCTGGGCGGCGTCATCTTCTACGTCTTGGGCTGCGTCAGGTTGGGCTACGGTGCCGCCGTAAGGCCTCTCGTCCTCGACTTAATAGTCCGGGCCGAGCAGGAAATTCAGGGCACAAAGCGTGGCGCAGAGCGAAAGGCCTGGGTGACGAAGGTGCTGAGAGCGGCCCTGAATAACAGCAAGTATGGCAGATTCGTCTCGTGGGCCATCACCGACGAGACCATCGGAGCCATTATCCAGTTTTTCTTTGACCAGATGCGAAAGGCACTGGAAAACTGAAAATAACCGCTTATAAACCAAAGGAGGACACTATGAACCCTTATTACGGTGCATATCCTCCGCAGGGCCTTCCTCAAGGAGTGAACGGTCTGGGAGGATGGCAAAACAGTCAGCCCATGGGGTACCCCGGGCTGGGAAATCAAAATGGATACCAGCAGGCTTCTGTCCCGGCACTGCCCGGTCGGGTCATCCGTGATATTGCGGAAGTCCGTCCCAACGAGGTGCCGAACAACGGAAGCCCGGCCATCTTTCTGAAGGATGACATGAGCTGTATCTATGTGAAATACCTCTCGAACGTAGGAAAAATCGAAACGATGGTCTTTGCCCCGACGACGCCGGAAACCGAAGCCGCTCCTGCAAACGCGGAGCTGGAGGATATTCGGCAGAAGCTGGACGAGCTCCTCAAACGGACGCCAAAACGCACAAAACCTTATCACAAGCCGTACCGAGGAGATAAGAAGGGAGAAGACCATGAACCAGAACCGAAATAATCCCATTGCCGGAATGCTGGGCCAGCTGCTCCGGCAGAACCCTCAGATGCAGTCGAACCCGCTGGCTCAGAACATGATCTCCGTCATTCAAAATGGAGACGATGCGAAGGGCGAACAGATCGCACGGAACCTCTGCGAGAGCTACGGCGTGACCCCGGAAGAGGCCTACGCAAGGGCGATGCAGTTTTTCCAGAGACGTTGAACTGAAAAGGACGTTAAACATATCTCTTTGATGTGAATTGGGCTTTTGCTCAGGATACGCGCGGCCTGAAAGAAGGCCCAGTGAACATATCCGAACATCCATTCACTGATATTTCCGAAGGAGGAAATGATATGTTTAACACTGGTATGAACATTCCGAGTCTTGCTGACATCGCTGCTGTGACAGGGAACCGGAACGGAAATGGCTGGGGCGACTGCGGCGGCGCATGGTGGATCATCGTCATCCTCTTTGCACTGTGGGGTGGCTTTGGCTGCGATGGCAACGGCTTTGGCGGTTTCGGCGGCCGGGGCAATGGTACCCGTACTGCCAGTCAGGCAGATGTCCAGCGTGGTTTCGACAACCAGGGCGTGATGAACAAGCTGAATGGCCTCGAGAATGGCCTGTGCGACGGTTTCTACGCCGTGAACACCAGCCTGCTCAACGGCTTCAACAACACCAACACCGCGATGCTTCAGGGCTTTAACGGCGTGAACACCGCCCTCATGCAGGGCAATTTCGGCATCCAGCAGGCCATCAACGCCGACACCGTGGCCAACATGCAGAACACCAACGCTCTGCAGGCCCAGCTGTCGAATTGCTGCTGCGAGAACCGTCAGGGTCAGGCACAGATCCAGTACGATATGGCCACCAACACCTGTGCCATCACGACCGCCATCGCCAACCAGACCCAGCAGATCATGCAGAACGACAACGCCAACTACCGGGCCCTGCATGACGAGATGGTGGCAAACCGGATGGCAGACAAGGACGAGACCATCGCCCAGCTCCGTACTCAGCTCAGCCAGATGTCCCTGGCGGCCAGCCAGCAGGCACAGAACAACTATCTGGTGAGCCAGCTCCGGCCCGCACCCAACCCGGCATACATCGTGCAGAACCCCAATGCCGCTGTTGGCTGCAATGGCCTGACCGGCTGCTGCAACATGGCGGCGTAAAAATTCAAAATAAGAAGAGCGCTGGGAGACCGGCGCTCCTTTCTTATTGATATTCTGAAGGAGGAACGGACATGATCGAGATTTCCAATTCGACCGCCCAGACTCTGACCCCGGGGCAGGCTATTGCGTTTGACGTGACCAACCTGAAGACGCGCTGCACTGCTGAGTGCCACAAGACCGGCATGACGGATGTGCGGCTGCGGCTGAACGGGATCTATGAGATCGTCTTTTCGGGCAACATTGGTGGCGTGGCAGCAGGTGCCGTGCAGCTTAGCATTTCCGCAGGGAATGCAGTGCTCCCGGGCTCTACCATGATCTCCACCACCGCTGCGGCCGGTGACCTGAACAACGTGGCCAAGACCATGCTGGTAGGCAACGGCTGCGGAATGTATGATATTATCCGTATCGTGAACACCGGCACTGCCAACCTGACCGTGGGGCCTGGTGCAAATCTTGTGGTCAGACGAATCGCATAAGGAGGGCTGAAACATGGAGGATCGTTGCATGATGAGCTTGCGCTCGATGATGGACACTCTGGTGGATGCCCAGAAAGTCGAGCTGGCGAAGGGCGTGGACTCTGCAGACACTGAAGAGTCCGGGAAAGTGATCGACATGATCAAAGACCTGGCTCAGGCCCAGAAGTATTGCTGGGAAGCCTGCTACTACAAGACCCTGATCAAGGCCATGGAGGATGCGGACTACCAGCGGATGGGGTACACCCAGACGCCCAAACAGCAGGCCTTTATGAAGGACTGGCTGCGGGACCCGGAGGAGTTCGAGAACCGGATGCAGGACAAGGACCACGGCGAATGGCCTTTGAGCCGCAGAGGGGAGTTCCGGCATGAGGAAGGCCAGTACGGTCGGCCTTACGGGGAGTATCTGGAAGCTCGGAAGCACTACACGGAAAGCCACTCTGCCATGGACAAGGCGGATATGGACAAGTACGCTGGGGAGCATCTGATGAGCGCCATGACCGCTATCCGTACCATCTACGGCGATGCCGACCCTGAGCTGCGGAAGAAGATCAAGGCGGACTTCTCCAAGCTCGTGGCTGACATGCCGACGTAATTTCAAAATGGCTCGATTTATGATGAACGGGATATTCTGGCGAGTGCTGTACACAGACCAGGATGATCCTGTACTCATAGACCGCACCGGCAGAAGGACTCTTGCCGTGACAGATCCCAGAACGCATTGCATCTGGCTTGCTAAGGGACTACACGGCAGGAGTCTGGAGCGGGTGCTGTTGCACGAGCTGGGACATGCTACCCTGGTAAGCTACGGGATGCTGCCAGAGCTGCACCGCATGGTGAGACCAGCCTATTGGACTGAAGCTGAAGAGTGGATCTGCAACCTGCTAGCAGACTATGGCGCAATGATATTTTGGAAAGCGTCTGACCAACTCGGCTATGATATTTTGGAATGGCAACCGCCCTATGCAAGGGATGGCATAGCATGAAAAAAGGCCCTGGAGATACACTGCGCTGGTTGCGGCGCGGAATTTTCAGGGCCTTTTATTTTTTTTTTTTGCGTGGGGAGATGTGGATGACGGCGGAAGGGTGCTGGTTATTCGTAGAGTAATCCTATATTTTGGGGAGAAAATGACGATGATACGATGGGGTAAAAGACTGCTGGAAGAATTTACACACAGCGCTATATCGAATAATTTTTGATAATACGCTGGTTTTTAATGTAGTTAGATGCGGTTCGAAGCACTTAGATGTACACAACTCGTATATTATTCCTGCATTATTCCTGCACCAAAAACCTACATGATGAATTTCTCGTACTCCCACATTCGGATTCATTTGATTACTTGATCTTCTCAATTTCAGTTCGAAGCCAGTCCATATCGGGCTTGATGTAGTATTTCTCTGTGATGTCATCGATGTAATGGCCAAGGATTTTCTTTAAGGCATACTGATCGACCTCAGACTTCTTGGCCATGGTTGCGAACTGGACACGGCCATCATGGAGGCGATGATTTTTATTTAGCCCAAGAGCATCGCGAGCTTCATTGAATCGAACATAATAGCGGTCGTAGGTATAAGGCTTCCCGGGCTGGGTGTCGGACGGGAACATATATTTGCATCCGGACGAAACTGCTTCATTATAGTATCGCTCAACGAAATGAAAAATTTTCGAGTGGATCGGAACGACTCGGTTTTTACCGGAAATCGTTTTGGAGCCTCCGTGAAATGTTTTATTATCCAGGTCGATGTCTGTAACTCGCATACTCAGCAGTTCATTAGGCCGCCATCCGGAGTAGAACTGTATCAGCGTGATGTCAAGATATGGATATTTCTCCAACGACTCCCAAATGAGAGCGACCTCTGCATCCGTATAAGGGATGTGACTTTTATCAACACGAGAGGTCTCTTCCTGGTCAATTCTGGAAAGCGAGAATGCCCGGGCATAGTTCTGATTGATCAGCTCGTTTTGAACTGCGTAGTCATACATGAGATTGAGCAGACTCTTTATCCGGCCTTTCGCAGAGCGGGGAAGTTCGATTTCATCTCCGCTCTTGTAAGTTGTGGCTTCATCGATGGCAAGCTTTAACTGAGGCACACGCATCTGCTGAAGTTTTAGGTTGTGGATTTTGCGAAGGTACCTCCAGCAGCATTCGGTTTTCTCGACCATCTTATCGCCGACATGAGTTTTATAGTCGGCAAGCCACATCTGATAAAGCTTATCCATTGTGATGTCGCTGTCAAGACTATATGGATTTTTGTTGTATTCCACAAGCGCAAGATAGGCTTCATTGTAGGTTTCAAAATAAGACTGCGGCTGAAGCGGCTTGCAGATAGGACGGCCCTCCGAAGTCTTGTCTACGGTGACAAGGACTCTGAAGGGCTTTCTTAGATTACGCCCCTTTATCTCAGAAATCTGTCCAAATCCATTGGGCAGTCTACGGCGTTTATTTGCTTTTCTAGGATAGACCCGCGCATCTTTTTTCAAGGGGAACCCACAGTGTGGACAGACGAGCGCTTTGCTTGATATTTGCAATTCACACTCTGGACAGGTGGTCAACATAAGAAAAATACCTCCTTTTTGGCTCTGAATTCTATTCTAGATTAAACGATTCTATGTCATTTGTCAACTCTCCTATGTGAAGAAAAATAAAAACAGTACGCACTGCCCCGTTCTTTCCCTAAAATATGCTAATAGGACGTGATACGCTGTCCTTAGATATTTTTGAAGGGAGAACACAGTATGAATGAATTGATATTTCCGACCGGGTCAGTGCCTGTCTCCATCGCTGCCAGGGTATACGGAAGGGACCCCTCATGGGTGAGGGCGGGGATTATTGCGGGGTGGCTGCCCATTGGAAAAGCTACCCGAAACGGAAAACTTGTGACCGATGTGAAAGAGATGAACGCTAAACTTGGGCGTATCAACTTTTATATTTCGCCCAAGGCACTCTATGAGCAAACTGGATTTTTGTGGAGGGGTAAGCATGGCACACGTTGAACTTTCTGAGCGGAATCCCTACTATATCTCAAAGCATCGCTACTACGAGCTCAAGCACTTCTGCCTCCAATATCCCGAGTGGGAAGAAGCAATGGCACTCCTGAACGGATGGAAGTCGAGGCCGGAAGAACTGCAGACCGTCACGATGAGAGGAAGCCGCGTCTCGAATCCGACGGAGCAGGTGGGCATTGCGCGGGCCTTCTTTGCGAAGCGTATTGACCTCGTGAAGCACTGTCTCGATGAGGTAGAGCCGGCCGTAGCGCCCTTCGTTCTAAAAGGGGCTACAGAATGCGTACCTTATGATATTCTGCGCATTCAGGGCTGCCCCTGCTGCCGCGAAAGCTACTACGAGCAGTATCGGAAGTTCTTCTGGGTATTGAGTATCGAACGCGGGTAACGCGAAAATTTCAGGCTCCTTTATGGAGGTGATTTACATGAGTAATGATATGGATCGTGCATGGCAAGCAATGATAGAGGCTGCTTTGGAAGTGCAAAATGCTGTTATGAAATACTTAATGCGAAGGGCAGCAGCAGAGGCAGTCAAAATTCCTGAAGAATGCTACGACGAACAGATAACAAAGAAAGCTCATGATGTGACTGATAATTAAATTGAAAGAGCCGTGGAGAAATCTGCGGCTCTTTCTTTTTTGTGCAGGCGCGAAAAAATCATGATATATTATGGAGAAGATAGCTCAGCATGGTAGAGCGCCGCTTAACTGCGGAGGTCATGGGTCCAAATCCCATTCTTTTCTTTTTTTTTCTATTCTAAGTTAGACGCGAAAAACTCAGCTTCTTTTATGGAAGAAGACGTCTTCCGAAGAACGAAAGGAGATTTTTACGATGAAACATTACAAGAGAGTAAAGGCCACTTACGACCGCGGTTATGTGAACGCAATGGACAAGATCCGTGTGTTTATCGAGAGCAACCAGAAAGTTATGTACATTGGTACAGGCGAGTATGCGAATGCCTCGACAGCACAGGCATCTTACACGAACGCGATAAACCTGATCCGAGCCGGTGGCCTGGTGCGAGCGGCTTGTAACAGAGGAGAATTATTTCTGATTCGCAACGACATCTGAGCCGACGAGAGCTGTAGAGAAATCTACAGCTCTTTATTTTTCATCACGCACTGGACCGCCCGCAATGATATTTTGATAAAGGAGAAACGTATGGACACCTATTTCGTCTATCTTATTTTCGCAATGGTAATCGGCTTTGCACTCGGCATGATGTTCTGCCGTCACGTAGGAGATGTCAATCATTCGGTCGGGGAGCTTATCATCGGTGAACCGGACGATCCCGACTGGCCGTATCTCTCGCTGAGTCTCGACGAGGAGGTGACAGATTTCGAGGGCGAGGAGTACGTTGTTCTGCGGGTAAATAAACTTGATCTCGCGCGAAAAAATCAGGGTGCTTAATGGAGAAAACTCCGAATTTACTTTGTAAAGGAGAATCAAAATGGAAAACTACGAAAACAAAGAATTGCTGAAAGACGCGGCGAAGAAATCGCTGGAAAGTCTCAAAGACATGAAGCCGGGTACGGACGAGTACGACAAAGCAGCAAACATGGCATTGAAGCTGTACGACATGCAGCTCAAGGATGAGGCGCAGGAAACCGAAAAGCAGCTGAAAGAGGACGAGGTCGTGCGGAAGGAACACGAAATCGAACTCGATCAGGCGAAAACGGCGAAATCGCGCAAGCTTGAGTGGGCAAAGATCGGCATGAAAGCTGTGGGCGGCGTGTTTACGGTTGGCTTGACTGTATACTGGTCGATCTGCGAGGCTGGCGGTGTGACGCAGCTGTCGAGAGCAATCGGCGAAGGAGTCCGTGAGATGAGAAAAGGCTTTATAGAAAAAGAGTAAAGGAGGAACCGAGGAGGGTCTGTGATGAAAATTGCAGACTCTCTTTATTTTTTTATGAGGTATCACAACGATGTTCCAAAGGAATGGACGAACTACTACGGAAGTGTATACCGATGCAACCATCCGGTCTATCGTGTGAGCACTTTATATTTTGAGCATGGGAAGGGGCTCTGCGTCATCCAGCAACGGTTTAATGAAAAAAGTAAAACTACATATTGGGGGCCGATAGACCCGTGGCTAGCAGATAAGATATACCTCCATGAAGGATTCAAGGAGTATTTTGACCACCATGCCAAGAGAAGAAATCAAAATGGAGAGTATCCGACGGTCACGGTCAGGCAGATCATGTGGGCGCTGCGGATGAAACCGCTCAAGAAAGAGCGATGGGAGACCGTGTTCGACAGAAGCTTAATTTGAGAAAGGACGATTTGTATGTGCAAATATTGTGATGCAGGGGCTATGCTCAGAAGCAGCAACGTAGAGCTTCCCGGAGGACAGAAAGCTGCGATGGCACTTTTTATAACCTGGAGGAAAGAGGGGACTCCTATTATTCGGGCTAAAATCAACTATGGCACCAAGGATAAAAATTTTAGGGGTTATGTTGCCAGCCGTATTCCTGCTTGCACCGTGGAGATTAAATACTGTCCGTTCTGCGGAAAAAAGTTATTGAAAGACTCTATTTTTCCGCAAATGGCAGAAGAAAGTGCAATAGAAATCGCAAAAGATCCCGAGCACGGCCCGGCAATCTTATACTGGTTCAAATCGGAATCCGGCTATTGGGCTGTAGACAATAGAGACCATAGTGCATTTCCGACGTGCTTTTTGTCAAAAGAAGATTGCCTCGCATATCTCGCTGCGAACGCCTGACGCGAAAAAAATCTCCTTGCATTATGGGATAAAGCCCGAAACAAAGGAGAACGTATGATGAACGAATCTATTGGTAAGAAAATTTGAAACTATATGATTTCAGTCGGGCAGATCATTACGACATTCCTGATCGGGTGCGCTGTTGCACTCGTGATGTGGCTGTTCGTACAGATTTTCCGGCCGTCGAAAGACTGATATTTTACGATAGACCGGTAAACGACAAGAAACTGGCTTTATCTGAAGAGAACTTATGGAAACATGGGCTCTTTCTTTTATATTTTTGGAGGTGCTTTATGAAATATTTTACGAACAACGAGATGAAGGAAATTGCTGTCAAATTTATGAAAGAGCGTGTGTTGTATTATAAGTGGAACATCATGCTCTCTCGGCATGAAAAGTTTAACAGCAAGAGCAAAAAGCCCTACGAGCCGTTCGAGAAATGCTTGTCGGATTGGCTTTGTGCACGAGAGGACTTTATGAAAGCAATTAACCATCAGTAAGTGTCACAGTAGTTTCAACGCGAAAAAATCTGCTTGCTTTATGGAAGTAGAGGGCAGATTGGAGGATGATACTATGAAAGCCAGATATGTCATTGGAAAGAAACTTTTAGGGACTGTACCTTATATGAAAGTTTGCAATGCTGCAATTTGCTTGGTGGCAACAACCATGGAAGCATATGTGACATATATCAAGCTACAAAAGGCAAGAAAATGTATGGATTCTGACAAGACAAAGGGTGATACGTGAATTAAAAACATGCCCTCTATTTTTTATAAGTTGAGATGAATCTGGAAGATCATGCCCTCTTATCTTTTGCCTGACGCGAAAAATTCATGTTCCTTTATGGAAGAGATAGCTCAAATGGTAGAGCGCCACTTAATTGTGGAGGTGTGGATTCAATCTCCACTCTCTATTTTTTTTTAGGGAGGTTGAACACTATGGAGGATATTATGCACATCCAATCTGCCTTTCTGCGCAGTGTTATTGCGCAGGCGATTAGCAAGACTGCTCGGAAGCAGGGATACAAGAGCACGGAAGTGAAGCTCAATGATATTTTTGCCAGGTACAGCGAGACGGAAAAGAAGGTCCATCTGCATTTGGACATCGACGCTGAGCTAAGCAAGGAAGACCTGATGGCTCTTCTGAAGCAGGCTGGTGTGCTGTGACGCGAAATTTTCATGGTGCTTTATGAGATGGTTAGTCTCAGAATTATATTTTGGAGGTTGAACAATTATGAAGAAAGCATTGAAAATTAGTATTATGGGAATAATTGGATTTATGCTGTTTGTATATGGAGGACTGAACGGATACTGCATGGCATGGAGTAGACTCTATGATAGAGGAAACTACATTGGTGCAAACGGACTTTCTTATATTGCAAGGCATACTTTCAAACCCGTATTTGCTAAGTACGTGGACGTCTTCATGGCAAGTTATACCAAATGGAAGAACTGACCATGAGAGCTTACGAGAAATCGTAGGCTCTTTTATTTTTCAAAATGGAGGTTAAACAATGAAACTGACGAAAACATGTGCTAAATTCCTGCGCAAGCACGGCGGAACCATTCTGGCGGTGGCGGCATCCGTAGGTGTTGTGGCGACGGCCATTGAAACCGGACGGGCGACCACGAAGGCACAGCATCTGCTCGAAGTGGACGAAGCCTTGCGAAAATACAACGAAGATGAGCAGGGTATTGTAGAAGAGCCATTGACGAAGATGGGAATCGTCAAAACATGCTGGAAGGCGTATGTGCCGGCTGTTATCCTTGGCGGCGGCACCATCGCCTGCATCCTTGGTTCCAATGCACTGAACAAAAAGCAGATCGCAAGCCTGACCGCGGCTTACATGGCGCTGGGCAAGACCTATCAGGAGTACCGCAGGCAGGTGGCGGAGCGCATTGGCTCTGAAGCTGAGGCTGATATTTTGGAGAAATCCAAAGTTGAAGAACCTGCCGAAGAAGATAAACAGCTGCTCTGCTACGAGCCTTTCTCGAACAGATATTTCCATGCCACCGAAGCGGAGCTGTACGATGCATTCTATCAGATGAACCGTGACTTCAGCTTAAACGGCGAAGTGTCTATCAACAATCTGTACAGCTATCTCGGTCTGGATTATCTCCCGGAGAAGGACGATGTGGGCTGGTGCTCGGATTATATGATCAATGAATGGGAGTATTTTTGGATCGACTTTGTTGCCAATAAGCAGACGACGGACGATGGGCTGGAGGTTTATCAGGTATATGCATTCCAGCCCCCGATCCCTGACTACCTGGATTATGAACCTGACAAAGAGAGGTAACGATAATGAAAAACATCAACTGGTGGAAAGTGGCAAGCATCGCACTGCTGGCAGGAAGCGCACTGCTGGGCTTCGGGCATGACCTGATCGAGGATCAGAAGAGCGAGGACGAACTGCGCGACATAGTGGAGGAAGAAGTCCGTCGTCAGCTGGCTGAAAAGAACAGCACGAACTGACACGAAAAAATTCAGTCTGCTTTATGGAAGAGAAATCCAAACTGACAAACAAAGGAGATTGATATTTATGTACAACCATGATTATTATGCAACTCTGGATCAGGCAATGGTGAAGCAGCTGAAGTACACTGCACTGAACATCCTGCGGACGCTGATCGCGATCGCACTATATCTGTTCTTGCAGCCGGTTCGGCTATGCGAATACATTGAAGACTGTTTCCGGATGGAGCGTGACAGTCAGAAGGAAACAGAGATTCGCTTCGAGAATTTGAAGCAGAATGGACACATCTGAAAAAGGCGGGAGCTGTAGAGAAATCTACGGCTCTTTCTTTTTATAAATTCATTGATATTTTTGGAGGTACGAGCATGAACTTGAAAGCACTGACCAAAACGGCGAGGAGGACCCTCAGCCGGAACAGCTCGAAGATCTTACTGGGCTTAGGCATCGCAGGCGCGTTTACGGCGGTCGGCTTTGCCATTTCCGCTACGCCCAAGGCCATGATCCTGCTGGAGGAAAAGAAACAGGAGCTGGGGGTCGAGAAGCTGGACGCCAAGACCATCATCAAGACGGCAGCGCCGGTGTACATCCCCACAGCCATCTCTATGGGCATCTCGACCGGCTGCATCATCGCAGCGAGCAGCGTCAACGACCGGAGAAACGCTGCACTGGCGGCAGCTTACACCATGTCGGAGACGGCTTTGAGGAGCTTTCAGGACAAGGTCGTTGAGACGGTTGGGCCGGAGAAGGCGAAAGAGATCAAGGAAGCTGTCGCGCTGGACAAGATGGCGAAATGCCCGGAGCCGAAGAATCCTCCTGTGGCAACTCCCCAGAAGCCCGGCATCGGCAACGACTTTTACAACGACCCGGTCAAATGCTGGGAGAGCCTTTCCGGGACATACTTTTTCACGTCCAGAAACATGCTGGAAAAAGCCATCAACGGAGTGAATAAGCAGCTGCTCAGCGATTTCCGGGTCACGGAAAACGACCTGTTCGACTATCTGGGCATCGACCACAACCGGAACGGCGACCTTCTGGGCTGGGACACGGAAACGACTCTGGAAATCAGCACATTCTATACATCGAAACTGGATGAGGATGGAACGCCCTGTCTTGTGCTGGATTACAGCACTCCTCCCAAGTGGCTGGGGTATTGATATTTTGAGGCCCCGGCGCGAAAAATTCAGCTTGCTTTATGGAGGTAATACTCCGACATTATAAACTTATTTATAAGAAAGAGGTAACAAAATGAGCAACATGACTATGGAGAACGAGACTTCTATGATGGAGAACGCTCCTGTTGAGAACTTGGTTCCCGTTGAGGCGGAGAACTATACTTCGGACTGCGGCTGTGAGAGCAATGCAAACCTCGATCTTGGCAAGATCGTCAAGATCGGCGTTGGTGCTGCGCTGCTCATCGGCGCTGGTGTGAAGTATGGCATCCCTGCCGCAAAGAAGGGTTTCAAGCACATCAAGGAGAAGATGGCCAGCAAGAAGGCGAAGAAGGACGAGGTCATCGACGTGGAGTCGAAGGATGTTACTTCTGACGAGGAAACTTGTGAAGAAGAGAACTAATGTCAGATAAGGCGAGAGCTGTAGAGAAATCTGCAGCTCTTACTTTTTATTTTGAAAAGGAGAAGCATAATGGCACAGGTGGATATGCCCAAGAATGATTTCAATACGGCCCAGGGCGAACCCAAGAAGAAGTTCGACAAGGTCGTAAGGGGAAAGGTCACGCTCAAGGAGCAGAACGACATCCAGAAGATCGCCAATGATTTTCTGGCAGAGGACCTCAAGACCGTTAAAGACCGCATAATCGCGGAGTATCTCATCCCGATGCTGAAGAACGGGCTTTGCAGCATCTTTAATTCCGCCATCAACATCGCTCTCTGGGGCGATGACCGCAGCCGCAGCTCGTCTACGAATTACAGCAGCTCCAGCAGGCAGCGCAACAGCTACGACCATTACTATCAGGACGGGCAAAGCAGCCGCCCGGGAACGTCTGGACGCCCGGCAAGAACGCTTCAGAACCTCGATTTTGAAGGACGGTATGATGCGGACAAGACTCTGGACGAGATGTACGATGCCCTGCGCAAGTACAAGCAGGTGTCTGTAGGCGACCTGTGGGACATGATGGGTGTCTCGAACGAGTCCACCGACTACAATTATGGCTGGTACAACCTTGAGGGGGCGTACATTAAGGGTATTCCTGGCGGGTACCGCCTTGTTCTGCCCCGTCCGATCCCTCTCCGCTGAGATAGAAAGGAATGATATTTTATGAAGATTCTTAACAGCATCAAGAAAGATGAGATCATCAACGCTGTGACTCGCACGGCGTCCAAGTACGGCTACCGGCTCAAGAAGGCCAGTCCGACCATTATGATCGTCGGTGCGGCGGTCTGCGGTGTTACAGCTACTATCATGGCCTGCAAGGCGACCATAAAGGCGCAGGATATTCTGGAGGAGCATAAGGCCGACGTCGCGACGATCCACAAGGCAAAGGAGCAGATCGAGAACGGTCAGATCATCCTGAATAAGGATGAGGCATATACCGAAGAGGACGTCAAGAAAGATATTACGGCCGTCTATATCCAGACCGGCGTGAAGCTCGCCAAGGCATATGCTCCCGCTGTGAGTCTCGGTATGGTAGCCCTTGGCTGCATGTTCGGCAGCCATCATATTATGAGCAAGCGGAATGCCACGCTCACGGCTGCCTATATCGCACTTGACAAGACCTTCAACGAGTATAAGTCCCGCGTCACGGAGCGCTTCGGCGACCGTATCCAGCACGAGCTTGAGCACAATATCAGGGCAGTTGAAGTCGAGTCCACGGCGAAGAAGGATGATGGCACCGAGGAGGTCATCAAAGAGTACAAAGACATTGCCTCCAAGCATGAGAGCCCTTACAGTCTCCTGTTCGACGAGAGCGTCGATACATGGCAGCCCGATGCAGACCTGAACCGAAACTACCTGCTCATGGTCGAGAGCGCTGCCAACAAGCGGCTCAAGACGCAGGGGCATCTTTTCCTGAACGAAGTGCTTTCCATGATCGGCACCTATGGCGGCGTCACTATGCGGAGACCCGAAGGTCAGCTCGTGGGTTGGCTTTACGACCCGAACGACCCGACAAAGCAGAACTGCGTTGACTTTCATGTCACCAACTATGCTCCCGGAAAAGAACAGCTCAACAACTTCATCGATGGCTGGGAGCGTTCTGTCATGATCGTGTTCAACTGCGACGGCGTCATCATCGACAAGATCTGAGATTGATATTTCGGAGGGATAGCTATGACCAGAATTGTAAAGAGACTCTCTTATGTGTTCGCAGTCATGGCCGGAGTATGCTTTGCTTCCGGTCTGGCTGTTCTCGCGGAGTGAAAGGGACGTTGCTATGGACAGTTTGGAAAACGTATTCCTGTTTCTGGACTATCTGACCGACACGAAACGTAAGCGGCATGTCGTGGGAGGCGTTCTTATGAGCGTCTCCCTTTTCTTTGGCGGACTGGCGTTTACCTTTATGAGCATAAAAGGAGAAGACAATGAACAGAACGATTCGTGATATTTTGTTCTTCGGAGCGGGCGTCAGCACCGGCGTGTGCATCATGCATACCCTGTTCCAGAAGAAGTATCGGGATTACTATGACGAGCGGTATGAGACTGATCGCCGCCATCTCCAGGAGAGGGAAGCCGATATGGAAAAGGAAATCGAAGAGAAAGCCACCCAGAAGAGTTTCGAGCAGCTGACCGGGAAGTATCGGACGGAGTCTGACCCGGAGGTGAACGCAGACCACGAGCCGATCGAGATCATCCAGCCGGACGATTTCGGCGGGGATGATGAGTACGAGACCTGTTTTCTCTCGTACTACAGCGACGGAAAGCTTGTCATCGACGGCGAGGACACTCCCCTTGACGAGGGCTCTGTCGCGGATATGATCGGCACGGAGGCGCTGAAGAACTTCGGAGTGTATATGCCGAGCACGGTCCATGTCCGGAACCACAAGTATATGAAGGACTATGAGATCCTTCAGGTCCGGCAGAACTTCTGCGACGTATATCAGAATGAGGAGGACGAATGATATTTTCGAGTCTGGCAGAGCAGTATTATGACTGGCTCTACAAAAGTGTGTGCGGTGAATGGGAGCCCCGGAACCTCTCATTTCACCGGCTCCTGATGTTTCTTTATAACAGAAACTATGTTCCGGCCTGTGAGATGGATATTTCCAGAGCAGCAGACGGCACGAATCTCCGGTATCGTTTCGCTACGGAGAATGATATTTCTTACGCAAGGATCGATTCGGCGTTTACGGGCATCCCGTGCAGTATGCTCGAGATGATGGTTGGGCTTTCCGTCCGGATCGAGGAGCATATCCTGGAGGACTCTTCGGCCGGAAAGAGAACAGGGCAGTGGTTCTGGAACATGGTCGTCAGCCTCGGTCTGGCTGCTATGGATGACCAGCGCTTCGACGAAGAGCGGGCAGAATCCGTCATTGAGCGATTCAGCAGAAGAGACTATAAGCCGAATGGCGCCGGCGGGCTCTTCACGCTTTCCAGGCCTACCGAAGACATGCGTACCATTGATATTTGGTACCAGCTCATGGGCTGGCTGGCGGAAAATGAAGCCTGATATTTACGTGTCGAAAATCTGCATCACGATGGAAGGAGTTATTGATGAATTCGTCGATGATGAAAGAGTTTTGATGCGGATCACATCGTGCCGAAACACGGAACACATTGGCCGGCTGATATTTACCGACCTGAATTACTGGAGGAAAATAGACAATGGAAATGATGAATGTCATGTACGAACTGGCGACCACCAAGTCGGCTCTTGAGATGGCGGAGACGACCATCCGGAAGCAGCGCGGCAAGCTGCTGTGGAAGAACTTCCTCATCGCGGGATTTTTGTGGTTCAGCCTGACGTCCTGCAAGATGCTGAACGAGCTTGATGAGAAGCTCAGGGACGCGGAGGCTCACGCGCGCGACACGGAAGCGGAGCTTGCTATGATGCACCACAACTATGACCAGCACGACGAGGAAGAGAAGGACTCTTCGACTGTGTCCGAAAAAGATATTTGCTGTGACGGCTGCGCCACGATCACGAAAAAAGACGTATAAACATCGCAGAAAGGAGGAAATCAAGTCATTATGATAGATTTCCTTATGATCGCAACGCGGACCGGAAAGCGCGGTGCGATCGAGATATATCCGAAATTCATCATCAAACGGTCGAAAGACCTTATGATCCGAGGCTCGGATTTCTATGCGATCTGGTTGGAAGAACGTGGATTGTGGAGCACGGACGAGCAGGATGCACTGCAACTCATCGACCGGGAACTTGATATTTATGCAAATGAGCACAAAGAGCTGTTTGACGGCGGCTCCAGAGTGCTTCATATGTGGGATGCCGAGTCCGGAATGATCGACAACTGGCACAAATATTGCCAGAGGCAAATGCGGGACAATTATCATACGCTCGACGAGACATTGATATTTGCAAATACCCCTGTCAAAAAAGAGAGCTATGCATCCAAACGGTTGCCGTATCCGCTGGAAGCAGGAAGTATCAGTGCCTATGACGAACTCATGGGTACTTTATATTCTCCCGGAGAACGTGAAAAGATAGAATGGGCCATTGGCGCAATCGTCGATGGCGATTCGAAGAAAATTCAAAAGTTCCTCGTGCTCTATGGACCGCCCGGAAGCGGTAAATCCACTATTCTGAACATCGTGCAGAAACTTTTCGAAGGATATTGGTCGGTTTTCGACTCTAAAGTGCTCGGTTCATCTTCGAACGCTTTTGCTTTGGAGGCATTCAAGACGAACCCGCTCGTTGCAATCCAGCACGACGGCGATTTGTCGAGAATAGAGGACAATACGAGACTGAACTCGCTGGTCTCTCATGAGACGATGCTGGTGAACGAAAAGTTCAGGAGCCAGTATGCGAGTCAGTTCAAGTGCTTTATGTTCCTTGGCACAAACAAGCCTGTCCGGATCACAGATGCCAAGTCGGGCCTGATCCGTAGACTTATCGATGTCGAACCGAGCGGTGAAAAGATTCCGGCCAAAAAGTATCGGGACCTTGTCGCCAAAGTTGATTTCGAGCTTGGCGGAATCGCCTGGCACTGCAAGGAGGTCTACGAGAAAAACAAGCACCTCTACGACGAGTATGTTCCGACAAGGATGCTCGGAGCATCGAATGATTTCTACAACTTCATGTTGGATTCCTACTATGAGTTCAAGAGATCGGATGGCGTATCACTCAAGCGGGCCTGGGCAATGTACAACACTTACAATGAGGAGGCAAAGGTATCGTATCCTTACTCCCGGCGCGCTTTCCGTGAGGAGCTGATGAACTACTTTACGGATTACAAAGAGCGTTCTGAAGATATGAACGGGGAGAGAGTACGCAGTTACTACAGCGGATTCAGAGTCGATAAGTTTAAGGAGTTTCTTGAGCAGCCGAAGGAGGAACGGCCGCCAGAAGAAGCTCATATTTCGTGGATTGAGTTCAAAGAGCAGCATTCTCTCTTCAATGATATTTGCAAGGACTGTCCGGCACAGTATGCGACTGAAGAAGGCACTCCTATGCAAAAATGGGAGGATGTTAGAAGTAAGTTGTCAGAGCTGGACACTTTGAGGCTCCATTATGTGAAAGTTCCAGAGAATCATATTGTCATCGACTTTGATATTAAAGGCCCTGATGGCAAGAAAAACTTCGAATTGAATTTGGAGGCTGCATCGAAGTGGCCGAAAACGTATGCGGAACTCAGTAAATCTGGTGCTGGTATTCATTTGCATTATATTTACAGCGGGGACGCATCGAAGCTCAGCAGAGTCTACGATGAAAATATCGAGATAAAGGTGTTCACTGGAAATTCTTCTCTCAGAAGAAAGTTATCGAAGTGCAATGATATTTCCGTGGCTTCCATCAGTAGTGGCTTACCATTGAAGGGAGAAAAAATGGTTAACACGAAGCAGATCCAGAATGAAAAACATCTTCGCATTCTGATTAAGAAAGCACTGGCCAAAGAGATCAGTCCCTACACCAAACCGAGTGTTGACTTCATCGCCCACATTATGGACGAGGCGTATGAGGGGAATATCCCTTATGATGTTGATGATATGCGCAATTCGATTCTGGCTTTCGCTGCAAACAGCACGAATCAGGCTGAAGCATGTTTGAAAGCGGTATCGAAAATGCATTTCAAATCGAAAGAGGAGGTGAAAGACTCTAAAGCTAGCGAGAGTGAGACCCCGATCGTCTTCTTCGACTGCGAGGTGTTCCCGAACCTCTTTCTTGTGAACTGGAAATTTGCCAAAAATGACCTCATTCACAGGATGATCAATCCCAGCCCGGAAGAAATCGAAGCCCTTACGAAATATCGGCTTATTGGTTTCAACAACCGGAAGTATGACAACCACATTCTCTGGGGACGGATGATCGGCATGTCGATTGCGCAGCTCTATGCGCTTTCGAACCGCATCATCAACGAACATACCGGTTTCTTCGGTGAGGCGTATAATCTGTCCTACACGGATATTTACGACTTCTCTGCCAAAAAGCAGAGTCTGAAGAAGTTCGAGATCGAACTGGGCATCCATCATCAGGAGCTCGGATTACCGTGGGACCAGCCCGTGCCGAAAAGCCTTTGGGACAAGGTCGCGGAATACTGCGACAATGACGTTCTGGCAACAGAAGCCGTGTTCAACGCACGTCATGCAGACTTTGTAGCCCGGGAGATCCTGGCAGATATTGCCGGACTGACGGTCAACGACACGACCAACACATTGACCACGCGCATCATCTTTGGCAAGGAAAGGCACCCGAAGTTGGTTTACACCGACCTTGCGACCGGAGAACAGGACGCTTTGACCGAGGTCGAGCCTGATATTTTGGTGTCCAAAAACATCATCAATGCCTTCCCGGGTTACGAGTGGACCAAAGGCGACGATGGCCGGATGCACAACATGTTCCGTGGAACAGACCTTGGTTTGGGCGGCTATGTCTATGCCGAACCCGGCATGTACTGGAATGTCGCGCTGCTGGATGTGGCATCGCTGCACCCGCACTCGGCGGTCGCCATGAACTATTTTGGTGAGTACACCAAAAACTTCAATGACCTTATGGATGTACGTATCTATGTCAAACATAAGGAGTACGACAAGGCCAAGAAGCTCTTTGGCGGGAAGCTGGCCAAGTATCTGGATGACCCTGCGCAGGCGAAAGCTTTGGCACAGGCACTGAAGATCGCCATCAACTCGGTGTACGGATTGACCAGTGCGACCTTCGATAATCCGTTCCGCAACCCCAAGAACGCCAACAACATTGTGGCGCTTCGAGGGGCTTTATTTATGCGCACTTTGCAGGATGAGGTACAGCAGCGTGGTTTCACGGTTGCCCATATCAAGACTGACTCCATCAAGATCCCCGATGCTACGCCGGAGATCATCGACTTCTGCATGAAGTTTGCAGAGAAGTACGGCTACCAGTTTGAGCATGAGGCTACCTACGAGAAGATGTGCCTCGTGAACAATGCAGTCTACATTGCAAGGTATATGGACGCCGCTGACTGCAAGGCTCGGTATGGATACGTGCCGGGAGATAACGAGAAGGAAGGCGGAGAGTGGACGGCCACCGGTACTCAGTTTCAGGTTCCGTATGTGTTTAAGACGCTCTTCTCTCACGAAGATATTGTGTTCAATGATCTCTGCGAGACCAAATCGGTGTCGAAGGGCGCTATCTACCTCGACAAAAACGAGGACTTGGCCGAAGGGGAGCACAATTATATTTTTGTCGGGCGCGTTGGCCAGTTCTGCCCTATCAAACCCGGATGTGGCGGCGCACTACTTGTGAGAGAAGCCGGTGCCAAAGACAACGGTGAGACCAAGTATGACTCTGTGACAGGTGCAAAAGATTATCGCTGGTTAGAAAGCGAGATGGTCTATAACCTGCATCTGGAGGACACTATTGACCGGTCTTATTTTGATAAGATGGCAACGAAAGCTATCGAGGCCATTTCCGAGTATGGTGACTTTGAGCAGTTCGCTTCCAACGATTCGGGTGAACCGCCTTGGCAGAAGCCTGATATTCCGTGGGACGATGTGCAGGACGAAGCTGCACAGAATTTTAATGTAAGATAAGGAGATTGATATTTTATGGCGAACAAGCTGTATGATTCCAAAGGACAACTGATTGGCTATATCGCAACCGTCGAGAAGAATCTGTCCGACGACCTGACGAGGGTGGTTCTTCATACTGGCCACGAACTCACATTTCGCCCGGGCGATCTGATCGCTGATCGGAGCGGTAATTGGAGTATTCGTTATGGAGATGGAGGGCTCAATGCGGGTAAGAAGAGCACTTCTGCTACGAATGCAGCTGCTATCAAGAGAGTCATTTTCAATCCTCCGGCCACGATCGTTTACTGGTCGGATGGTTCCAAGACCGTTGTGAAGTGCAGCGAGAAGGATGTTTTCGACCCGGAGAAGGGGCTGGCCATGGCAGTTGCAAAGCGTTGCGGCGGCAACAATGGCAGCTATTACAAGGAGATCCAGAATTGGGTAGAGAAGAGCGGGAAGAGGTATCCCGAGAACCTCACTGCCGGAAAAGCTGTCGATCTGGATGCGCTGAAAAAGTACATTTCTGAGGCAAATAAGGATTTGGAGAAGTTCCTCAGCGCTGTCACAAGCAGCAAAAATCAGTCTTGTGCACTTATCCACCTGACAGCACTCGTGGCAGATCTGAAAACTCTGGAAATTGAAATCAACAAGTAAAAGGAGACTGATATTTATGATCAACAAACGCCAGAAGGTATCTATCGAGAATACTCGCTTCATCTTTGCTACCAACTTCAGCGGCGACCCCAGCCGCGACCGCTTCGGCTCCGATAAGCGCCGGGTCAATCTGGTTCTGACCGAAGACATGGCGCACCATCTGATGGACATGGGTGTAATGGTCAAACAGACCCGTCCGAATCCGGAAAAGACCTATGATGAGCCGTTTGTGCCGACCTATTTCGTTCCGGTCAATGTCAACATGGCATCCAAGTGGCCTCCGCACGTCTACTGGGTGACCACCACTGGCAAGAAGCTGCTCTGTGACATCGACATGGTCGGTCAGCTGGATTACATCCGTGTCAAGAACGTCAACTGCCTGTGCAATCTCGTGGAGAAGCGCAACAACCCGGGTGAGTTCAGCCTGTATGCGGATGTCATGTACGTAGAGCAGGATGCTGACGCTGATCCGTATGCAGAGCGCTATGCCCGGTTTGCAGCTCCTGAAGCAGACATGGCAGAGCCGAGCGACCCCACCGAAATTCCGTTCTGAGGAGGAAATCATGAAGAAGTTATTTATCAGCTGCCCTATGCGAAAGCGGAGCGAGGAAGACATCCACAAGACCTTTGAGCTGCTTCATAAAGTAGCAGAAGCTATTTTTGATGAGGAGCTCGAGGTCATTCCTACCTACTTTGAAGGCAATCCTCCGGAAAATGCGAACGAGGCCCTGTGGTATCTCGGCGAGTCCATCAAGAAGATGTCCGAGGCTGATTACTTTATCGGCATTTTCGATGAGGCACGCGAGTTCCGTGGCTGTATCATTGAAAACATCACGGCCAAGAGCTATGGCATTCCGTTCTATCTGGTCGGTATTGCAAACGCTGCACCTGATGTCATCGAGCGTAGGAAAATCGACAAGAGGGTCCACGACCTCGAGATTTACTAAGCCTTGATATTTTCGAGTGCCGGGGTCGGTCTCTGGTTGAATGCACCAGTCCTATGAGTGCCCACGTCGCAAATGGCGTTCTCAGCAGGGGACAGCTCGATTGATATTTATGAATGATTTGGAGGTTGATGTCATGAAACGAATCAAAGTGCTCCGTATCAAAGCGCATTGCTATCCTGAAATCGTCCGGATTCCGCTCGGTCTGGACTCCTTGCAGAAGGAAGTTGGCGGACCTATTCAGGCTGTATATCCGTGGGATGATCCCGTGGCACTGATCTGCAATGAAGAAGGTAAACTGGATAGTGATGCCGTGGAGCATTATAACCGGGTTCTCGCAACTGAGATTGGTGTGCCTTATGACATCGTTGTAGGGACATTCCTGATCGTTGGGCTTACGGAAGATGATTTCGGATCTCTGAGTCCGGAGCTTCAGGAGAAGTATGAGAAGCTGTTCCATGACCCGGAAGAATTTTCCGTTCGGACGGACGCTCATGGAAAGATGTGTCTGGACGTTCATCCTTGCAAACCGGAGGACGGCGCGAAATAATCAGCCTGCATAAAGAGCCGTGGAAAGATCTGCGGCTCTTTTCTTTTGGGATAGTAGCTTAGTCAGGTTCAAAGCAGCCAGCTCATAACTGGTTCATCGCGGGTTCAAATCCTGCCTGTCCCACCAGCGGCAAACGCCTATATAAATACATGAAAGGATGATGCAAGATGGGTGTCACGGTAACCGACAAAGTCTGCATAGCGTGCGGCAAAGAGTTGAAAAATGTCCCGGTAGCGACTGTATTTTGCCCGGAATGCAGGAAAAAGCGCAGAAGAGAGCTTCTGGATGAAAAAATCGCGCAGGAACGGGCCAAGCGCGCTGCTGACAAAGCAGAAATGGATGCGTTCAAGCCGAAAGCGAAAAAGAAGTACGAAGGGCCTAGTCTTCAGGAAATAATGCATGAGGCAACAAAGGAGGGGCTTCAGTATGTCGCTTATTGCAAAAAGCACGGACTCCACTAAAAAGAAAGAACTCTGGAAGGTTTTCCGTAAAAATCGGAAAGAGCTCTTTGCTTATACTGTCCGAGGTGAAGGAGAGGATGAAGAGGAAGCGACGATTTCACTTCTGGCGTATGAGAATCATTGCCGGGAAAAAGACATACACGTGATGTTGGAAATGAGGTGATCAGGCTGATGGCAGGAGTTACGCTCTATGACTACCAGTTGGATGCAGTAGACCGAATGAAAATCGGCTGCATCTTGTGTGGTGGCGTTGGGAGCGGAAAATCGAGGACGAGCCTTGCTTTTTATTACAAGCTCTATAACGGAAAAATAAACACAAAAGAATATGTAAGGATGACAAAACCTCCTGATCTTTATATTATTACGACCGCGCGAAAACGGGACACTGGAGAGTGGGAGGAAGAAATGGCCCACTTTTATATGGCCACTGATCCCGAGCTTGATATTTACGAGCATACAGTCGTCGTAGACTCGTGGAATAATATTGGGAAATATGTTGGTATAAAGAATGCCTTCTTTATTTTCGATGAACAGAGGGTCGTTGGCAGTGGTAAATGGGTCAAGTCTTTCCTGAAAATCGCAAAGGAAAATGAGTGGATTCTTCTGAGCGCTACGCCTGGGGACTGCTGGACAGATTATATTCCGGTGTTCATCGCAAATGGTTTCTTCAGAAATCGCACGGAGTTCAATAACCAGCATGTTGTCTACAGCCGTTTCTCGAAGTATCCGAAAATCGATCGCTATCTGAATACGCAGCGCTTGGTAAGGCTTCGGGAACGAATTCTGGTTGATATGGACTTTGAGCGCCCTACGGTATCTCATCATGAGAATATTTTCGTAGACTACAATAAGCCGAAGTATTTGCAAATCTGCAAGAACCGCTGGAATCCTTGGGAGGATAGACCGATAGAGACTGCCAGTGAGTTTTGTTACATGTTGAGGAAGCTTGTCAATTCCGATGAAAGCCGGCAGCAGGAAGTCCTTGATATTTGCATGAGCCGACCAAGGGTGATCGTGTTCTACAACTTCGACTATGAGCTTGATATTTTGCTCGGGTTGAAGTATGGAGAGGGCGTCGAAGTTGCGCAATGGAATGGCCATAAGCACCAGCCTATCCCTGATGGCGATAGATGGGTTTATCTCGTGCAGTATAACGCCGGGGCAGAAGGCTGGAACTGTATCAAAACCGATACCATTATATTCTACTCGCAGAATTACTCCTACAAAATTATGGAGCAGGCTGCGGGGCGAATCGACCGGCTGAATACGCCCTACAAGAACCTGTACTACTACCATTTGAAGAGCAGAGCAGGCATTGACTTGGCTATTAGTCGAGCTCTGAATTCGAAGAAAGCGTTTAACGAAAGGAAATTTTATGGAGAATGATATTTGTGATTTTTTGAGGCTTGCTGCGACGATCTCTGAGAAACTTGCAGATGTCATAAACGCGATTTCGGAATGCAGCGAGAAAGTGACGGCTTGTTTTATGGACTTGTTTGAAGAAATCAAGGGGCAGCCATTGAAGATGATTCTACAGAAGCTGCGTCCTGACTACAAGGACAAGTGCAAAATCCGGTGGCTGAATATTCCCAACAAGGTTATGCAGGGAAGAATCAGGAGGTTCTGCTAATGGGAAACATCTCGAAAAAGTGTCGGAAAAAGATTAACAAGATTCTTTTAAGTAACCACTTTAAGAAAAAGTTAGGAGTTACGCAGGATACATTAGTGTATACTCCGAATCCTGAAAGTCCATTGTCTGCGATTTGGCATCACATCGAGATTCGGTATGATGGTACAATCTTTGGATATTTGCTGGATGATAAGGTTAAATATGCGGTCATAGGATCGGTGAACCGCAGAAAGGCTCGACAAACAATAAGAAGTCCTGAACAGTTCTTCCATCCAAGATGTCATTTCGCAAGGCAGAGCAAGCAAATTGCTTTCAGACTCAAGAAAATGGGAGAAGATAAACTTGCACGTATTTTCGATGATGATGCCGCATTGCTTCTAATCATCAACATGTGGAATTTAGAAATAGAAGATGACGATTTTTTGTTTGTAACACAAGACATGATTAGTCCAATATTGGAGGGCAAAACAAATGATTAAAGATTCTGGCGACCGCACCGAATTTGAAACCGGTGCCAAGCGTGATATGCACGCAGGGAAAGGGCGGATGGATCTTCTGCCTTGGTATGGCATCATGGAAGTCAGCAAGCACTGCGAGGAGGGCGCATTGAAGTACGGCGAGCACAACGTGGATAAGGGTATCCCGCTGCATTCGTTGCTGGACAGTGCTTCTCGGCATCTGGCAAAGTACATGGTCGGTATGGACGATGAGGACCACCTGCGCGCTGCCTGCTGGAATCTGCTTTGGGCTTTGAACCAGCGCGTGACCCATCCCGAGTTGGATGATAGGTTTGCGGTGAAGATGAAAAGCTCGAACGATGAACCGCTTATCACAGTTGTCTGTAGTTCCTGTGGTATGCATTTTGAAGCGCCGACCGAATGGTGGGTCCGCAAAAGATCACAGTATACCAATATTCCAGACGGAGTGATGACGACTTGCCCTCATTGTGGGAATGTGACAATCGTTCGGGAGGTAAAATTAGATGAGTGACTGTATGCGAGAAATTGTTCGCTGTCGGAAATGCGGATGCGCTTTGACAAATGAAGCCGAACATATTTTGCCGAATGTGAATTTCAGGGTCTGTATTATGACCTGTACACTGTCTTTGATTTGCCCCGATTGCGGGGAAGTAGAGATTCTCGAAATGGAGGACTACTTATAATGAGCGACTGGAAACGCGAAGTGGACTATGCAACCTACTGCCCGAAGTGCAAGAGCTTCAAGGTGCTGGAGACGGACGAGCCCTGCAACGAGTGCATGACGGAGTGTTCGCGGGAGGGGACTGCTAAGCCTGTGAAGTTTGAGGAAGCAAAGGTGAAAATTAAATGAGAAATATGTCTAAGAAGACACGAAAACTTATTGATCGAAAGGTCGCCCATAAGTATTTCTGGTTCGATTATTTGGAGGGAAGCATATTCTATCACTCAAATCATGTTTGGCCTGCACGTTTGTGGATTGGTGATGCAGTTGACCATAATGACGATACTCAGTGTTGGATGTATGTGCCAGCTCATAAAGAATATGTGCAGGCAATTCTGATTGTGAAAAAGGGCGCGCCACTTTCTCCTAAAGTTTCCGAATGGATTAACCGTCGCCGAAAAGAATTTGGATGCAAAAAAGGAGGACTTCGTAAAAATTATGTTGCGCAAAATCGTTGATTTCGTCAAGAAGATATTCTGGGCAGAGCCGTGAAGAAATCTGCGGCTCTTTATTTTTACAAGAAGGGAATAAGAAATATGCTTCAGAAAATTATCGCGTTCGTTATCAATTTCCTGACGCTCAGCTCGCCCTGCGGTTGGATGATGGATATTCTCAAGGATACCCGCAAGTATAAATTCTATAACCCTCTGCGGGAGCTGGAAATCGCTGAGAATCACTTCAACTTCTGTGAGCAGGAGTATATGTCGGCGGCTATTTTCGAGCTGTGCGTGGCTGAAAGTAGGGTTAAAACATTGATGGGAGGCGCACTTCTGTGACGTATTATCATCAGATTTATCGTTGCCGCAAATGTGGGAATGAGTTCTGCCCGGTGACGGTACATACCGAGACTGTCATGTATATTGAGCTGAACAATTTTCTGAACAGGGTCAATGGCGAACTCGAGTGGGATCACAAAGAGATGCCTTTAGCACCGAGGCTGTATAGGGCGCATACATGCCCGAACGGTGACATTGGCGTTGGGGACTTCATCGGGTACCAGAAGGAGGAGCAATGAGTATGTATGAAAAGATCGGCAAGTTTATTGGCGGCGTTCTGGCGGTTACTATCACGGCCTGCGCGTGGCTGATAATCATTGCGTTTACCCTGAAATGCCTGTGGTTTATTATCTTCAGGTTCTTGGGGTGAGGTGAATGATGGATAGTGATATTCGTTGGATAGCCGACCTGGTAGATGCAGGAAAAATCACAGTTGACCAGGCAAGAGAGATAATAAACGCCGAAACGATTGATATTTTATATGCAAATAATGAGCCGTGCATCATTCTGATTCGCAATGCCGGCGAACCAACGAAGGAGATCGGGCTATATTCTGAGGATTCCGAAACTCATAAGCTGGAAATGGTAAAAGTCAACGCTACGCTGCAAGATGTAGTTGAACAATGCATTCGCAATGAAATCAGCTACCAAGATGCTCAGCTATGGTGTTTGGCGAATAATATTTCATTTCGCAAATTTGACCGATGGCTGTACTATACACTGCGGGGTAAAGAAAGAGATATTCCGTCAGAGCCTGTGTATTGGCTGCACCGACTCGCTTTATTTTTTAAGCGGTGTTTTGATTGGTTGCTCAATTTGATTCTGGAGGTTTTTACATGAATGAGTCATTTGGAACTTGTACTCAGTTAGCTAGAAGGTGCGCTGTTTGTCCTAAAGTCTCTACCTGTGATCATAAAAGAATGGAGCATCTTGGATATATTATTCCAATCCCAGATCTTAATGTCAGTATTGTTGTCACAAGAGCCAATGGAAAGAGGCTCGGTCAGCTCGAAATGGTTGATTCACTGATGAAAAGGAGATTTAATTATGAAAATCATTGAACCAAAATACGAAATCCTCACTGATATTTCTGAGGGCGGCATCAAAGAGCTCCAGCAGATCGAGCGGGTGGCCCGGGTCTGCTACAAGAGCGAGGACAAGATCACGCCGGCCGGTGAGTCGGCAAAGAAACTGGTGGGCTTTCTGGTGAAGCAGGGGCATGAGGCTATGCTGGAGCATTCCCAGCTGTCCGTGCTGTTTACGTGCGACCGTGGCATTGCCAATGAGCTGGTGCGGCACCGCATCGCGAGCTTTGCACAGGAGAGCACCCGGTACTGCAATTATGCAGGAGAGAAGTTTGGCGGGGAACTGAGCTTTATTCGGCCGTTTTATATTCCTAACGAGCCTAATGAAAATGCAATCGACGCAGCTTCTTCGACAGAAGAATTTATAAAGCTCGAAACGGACTATCAAATCCACCATGCGTGGTACTGGGCTTGTGATGATGCTGAAAAAAGCTACAAAACTCTCATCGCCAATGGTCTCCGTCCTGAACAGGCCCGTTGTGTGCTGCCGTTGTGCCTGAAGACCGAGATCGTGGTGACTGCCAACTACCGTGAGTGGCGCAATATCTTCAAGCTGCGTACTCCTGTGGCGGCTCATCCTCAGATGCGTGAGCTGATGTGCCCGCTGCTGAAAGAGCTTCAGAGCAAGATCCCGGTGGTGTTCGATGATATTTACACGTTCTGGCCTGCGGATGACCAGACGCGGAAGGGGAGCATGGTGAAGTGATGCGAATTGTGCTGCTCGTAAGCATTATTTTACAAGCTATCGCACTCGGAATGTCTTTGGCTGAGAACATCGGCAAAGAAAAACAGAGAATCATCAAATATACAGGATGGTTCTTGGTTTTGATTTACATGATATTTGGTTGAGGTAATTAACTAATGAAAAATCGTATTATTTGTTTTGCTGTATCGCTGATGATGCTTGTTGGCTGCCTCGGGTTATGCAGTTGTGGAAACTATAGGGTGTTTGATACGACATTTACCTATTCCTGGGCACAGATTAAGTTGCCCGATGGAACTATTGTTCAGGGCAAAGTGGACAACTGGACTGACTACGAAGGCGATCAGCTGCAAATCACGATTGACGGTACCACATATCTGGTTCATGCAGCAAATGCTATTATGAAAACCTGAGTGGGAAAGGATGTAGTGATAAGAAATGCAGCAAAGAACGTATGATTTTCTTGTGAAGATGCGGATTCCGATGGTGGGCGATGCGATCGAGATGATGGGTGATGCGATCGAGATGACTATTGATTCGCTCGATTCGCATCGGTCTGTTCCGATGATTGATATTTGCGCTGCGATTGCAGAGAAGTATCACACGAATGTGAAAAGCGTCACGGCTCGCCTTGTGAGAGTTGTGGATGCGATGGAGTATCGGAGTGGGGTGTATCCTAATCCTGAAATGGAAGAGCTCCGTATTGCATTCAGACTGGATAAATGGACGCTTAAACGATTCCTGTATGCTGCGGCGAGGAGGCTTATGGGCCAATGAAGAGCCGTTATATTTGCTTTGTAATGTGTTTGGCTGTGTCCTGAACTAATAAGCGAGAGGCGTGGATTTTTCTGCGCCTCTTATTTTTATCCAAGGAGGTGGTGCTTTTGCTTGACGATTCGACTCCTACATGATATTCTTGTACTTGTATAAGGAGGTGCTTTTATGGCACGAACGGTAAAATGTCCTAGTTGTGGTGCTGAGCTTACGGTAAAAGAAGGTAATCGAGACTTCATGTTCTGCGAATATTGCGGGACAAAAGTTCGGCTTGACGACTATCAGGAGACGCACAGGTTTGTAGATGAAGCAAAAGTCAAGCGGGTTGAAGCTTTCAAAGACTTAGCGATGAAGAAGATGGAAATGGATGAACAAAAGCGTAAAGACGAAAAAGATAATGAAGCAGAACGCAGAAAAATGGAGCCTGTGTATTTGAGCTTACTCATAGCGCTTCCTATAATCTTTTTTATTCTCGCTAAACTATTTGGCGCTGAATAACATAGAAAGGTCTCGATATAAAATTCGGGGCCTTTTCTTTTTTATCTGGCAGTAGACTCTGCCAATTTTTCTTTGCCGCTTTTTGTTAATTTTGTGATAATAATTGAAAAAGCATCAATTTTCGGGCCAAAAACCCATT